GCGCTATCGGCAATGGATTGGGTTGGCATCATTGGTGCAATCGCCAGCCTTTTGGCTGGCCTGATTGGATTGCCGTTGCTTGTCGTCAAGAAGCGCGCCGAGCGAGAAAAGATGTTGCTCGGCGTCAATTTGGACCAACAAGAGCACAATCAAAAGATGGAAATGGCCCAATTTGAAGTCAAGGTGCACCGCGCCGAAATGGAGGCGGTCGACTCTGCACTTGATGAGAAGCAGGCGCTCAAAATTCTCAAAGAACAGGTCGAAGATTTGAAGGTCGACCTTGAGACGCAACGCCGTGAGATGAATGAACTGAAAGAAAAGATGGATGTTATGTTGGAGGAAAACACATCTTTGCGAGAAGAGAACGTCCGACTGGAGACACGTCTTGAGTACATCCTGAAAGAAAACGAGCGCTTGCGAAAGGAAGTCAACTCGTTGAGCAAGGATGCGTACAAGTACAAGTCCAGGGTCAAATCACTCAAACACCGTCTTGAGGAGAATCAACATCAATTTGAGGAAGTTCAAGATTCACTCGAAGACCTTCACGCCAAGCGCGAGACCAATCATGACGATTGAAATCACTATTCTGGCGATCGTGCTTTTGGTGGTGCTTGCGTGCGCGCTGATGCACCCAAGAGTGCAAGCGTGTGTACCAGCCAGGGCACGAGCGGTGTTTGGTCTGATCTTTGGTGGATTGTTGCTGTGGTGGGGGACTCGAAAGAAGAACCCGACACCATCAATTCAACGCAAGAAAGAACCAAGTCCAACCCCACACTTTCAGACATCCACACCAGAGGAAATTCATGAAGAATCACAGCGCATTCAAGATGATCATATGCGCGCTGGTCCTGATGACGACATTGGTGCCCGGCTTGACCGTTGGGCAAACGATGAAGACAGTCAAGACATGTAAGCGAGGCACCCGTGTGCACATCGCGTGCAAGACGGCCATCAAATGTGAGCAGTCGGTCGGCAAGGTTGCCAAGTTCGACGACGCCATCAAGGAAAGAGACAAGGCACGCCAAGATCGAGACAACGCCGACGGTATGCTGATGGAGAGCAGGCGGCATGTGGTCAAAGGCCAGGAACTGTGCGCTCAAAAGGATACCAAAATCATGGCGTTGACCATCGAAAACAAGACGCTCAAAAAAGAACGCGATGATCAGTTGTCGCCGTTGGTTGCCGGTGCTGTTGGCGCGGGGGTGGCGCTGTTGCTTCGATGGGCGGTTGTTGAATTGATTTTTAGCGGAGCGAAGTCATGAGTTGCCAAACAGGTCCAGACCAAATCAAGCAAGCGTTCAAGGACCATCCCGAATGGTTGCAGTTGTCACACCGAGAAGTCGCGCGCCGTATGGTTGAATACGGATACAGCGAGCGCTCTCATGAAGCATTGCGCAAAGCGATCGATCGACTGGTCGCGAGCAATGAAATATCAAAGGACGTGCCTTCGGAGCAGCCAGAGCAATCGGCGTCACCGGAGCAACCCACATCCGAAGAGATCGACAAGGATGCACTGATCGCACAGGGCGTCCAGCAGCTCCAAGAGCGGTACTTCTATAACGAGTTTCAGGATAAATATGTCATACTCGAAGGGTATGCCAGCGGCAGTGTGATTGAGGGTGAGCGGATTCGCACTATTCAAAAACAATATGCCAACATGGGCGATGGCGCATCAGTCAATGAGATATGCCGTGAACATGGTTGGACACCGGACTTTTTCAACGGTGTGCGCCGTGCACTTGGTATGACACACAGTTCATTGCCGCTGACACACGAAGAGGTTGCCTCGACGATCGGAGATCCAGAGGCCGAAGCGCGTGCAGCTCAAAATCTGGTGATGATGCAGAGCAACAAGCTGTATCGCAAGATGCAACGCCAGATGTGGAAGCATACGGAGAAGCAAGCGCAATGGGCTGAAGAGTTCAAGGCGCGTCGCATTGATCCGTTTGCGAAGATGGTCGCGAACAATCCAGCGCGCCGAAAGGTGTTCAAGATCGGCGGCATCGATGAAGGTCATCATCTGCTGTGCACCGCAAGTGATGTCCACGTGGGTGCCAGATCCGTCGATGGTCGAGGGTTGTCCGATACAAGGGAGCGGTTGATTGGTTCGACACATACGCTTGTTGAACGCGCCGCGCCATACGGTCGACCCGATGGTGTGACAGTGCTCTACAACGGCGACTTCTTTCACGTCGACAACCCAAAAGGGGAGACCTCCGCAGGCACCCCACAGGATCTCGCGTGCTCTCCAGATGAAGCCATCAGGTTTGGGATTGACCTTGCGATTGAGCAAATCGACTTGTTGCGCTCACTTGGTCATGTGACCGTCTATGTGACACGCGGCAACCATGACAACAACACATCGTACATGCTCGGTCTGCTGCTCGGCTTTGCGTATCAAAATGTTGACGATGTGACCATCATAGAGCAGACCTTTAACCCATGGTACATCACGATGATCGGCGGTGCGATGTGCTACTTTGAGCATGGCGATGGTCCAAAGCAAAAAGACATCGTGGAGATCATGGCAACGCACGAGCCTCAAATGTGGGCGAAGTGCCCGTATAAGTACGCGTTCACCGGACATCTTCATCATGAACGTTCATGGGATAAAGGCATCCTTCATCGCCAGTTGAGATCGCTGGCTTTGCCCGATCGATGGCACAACAAAAACGGATACAACTTGGCGAAGAAAGGTGTTGAAGCATTTGCCTTTGCACCAGACGGCGAACTGATGGCCGAATTTCGCGCGACACTCTTGAGGTAAACATGTTGGGATGGTTCATGCGGGCGGCCCTGGTGGTCGTCCTTTTTTTGTGCCTTGGGTGTGGTGATGAACCATGGACACAGGGTCAGGTGGTCGGAGAATATGAGGGTGTTGATGTCACCTACGATGGATACATCCATGGGATGAAAATGTTGTGTGTGCCCGATTGCCCCGATCGCGTGATGCTCGATCGTCGAGTGTCATCGATCAAAGCGATGTTTACAGCACACAGCAAAAACCCAAAGATGGTACGTCGCGCGCTTCAAGGATGGAATCTTGCGTTTGTCAAACGTCGTCAATTCCTGTTCGGTCGAGAATTTTACGGCTCAACCAATTACGGTGCACGCCAAATCATGATCGTGATGTCGTTTGAATGCGGTCATCCTCCTGGCATGTGTCCGGGGGTGATTGATTGGGAAGTTGGCCTTGCGATCTTGACGGCCCTTGAGCCTCATCTTTCAGGGGAGTACGCCAAGCTCGAATATAGAAAGAAACACGGTTTAATCCACAGCAAAGACGCGCTGGATGAAATCAACAAAAGACGAAAGTAAAAGCCCCGTGGTGATCGCAATGATCACCACGGGGCTTTTTTTGTCAGTATCCTATGCCTCCAAATGCCGTACCGTTGTTTAAAGAACGATTATGTCGGTTGCATTTTTCGATTGCGCTCTTTAGCGTGCCTTTGTGTTGAATCCATGTTTGATGACCATCTTGGCCCCTTGTGTATATGGCGAAAAAGGTTCCATCCATTTTGATGATTTTGTAAACACCCTGGCTGGTGTCGCTGCGTCTGGTTGTTGGTGATGTTTTGATGAATTTAATTGCGTCCATACGTGATGCCTCTTGGGTGTGTGAAGTAAGCGTCGTTGCCTCTTCCATGGTCTAGTTATCTCACAGGTGAATCGTTATTTCAACCATCTTTTTGACAAATATGCAAAAAGTTCGATAGCGTCGCATGTTGAGTGACAATCTCGTTTGTTTTGAGTAGCTTATGTTTTTTGGATTGAAAATTATGAAGGGGGTATTTTCCACGAAAGCGAGACATTTTTGCCACACCTTCACAGAAACACCTAGCATGCACACACGTGCACACATTGACCCGATCGTGCGCACAAAAAAAGGGAGGGGTAACGCCCCTCCCTGTGTTGCCTCATTTTGCGAATGAAAGGAACGCGCCCTCATTGGTTGAGTCGACATCAGCAAACCTTGCTTGCTTGGCTTTGATGAGTCCCGATACATAGTGTTCGATCGAGTTGTATTCAGAGTTGCTGCACTCTTTGATTTCCAGCCTAAGCCCTTTGTATTCAGGGTTGTCAACAACTGACCGGATGATTGAGATGCCTTCACTGAAGGTTTTAGCGACAATTTCAGCGAAACCGGGGAAATCTTTTGAGATAGGGAAAGTCATGTGTGTTACCTCTTGGGTGTGTGGGGTAGGCTGTATTGCCTCCCTGATGTCAACCATACTGACAGAACATTTAAATTGAGTCAATAGGTATTTTGTCGATTAGGCAAAATAAATGTAATTACCTCGACAAAGCACAATAAAACCAACGACTTGTATTCTGTTTTAAAAATAAACAAAATAACCCTTGATTTATGTGGTGGCCTGATCAATAATACAAGACATCAAAGGGACACGGCATACAGCTCAAGTCCACACACCCAAGAGGTAACACATATGAACGACGGACAATGGCAACAATGGCAAGAGTTTCAACGTGATGCAGCACCAGAGCACAGAGAGTTGCGCCGCTCCAATAGAACGGCCCGAAAAGAACACAAGTGCGCCAACTGCGGGTGCGCCATCATGCCTGGGCAAGTCTATATCGACATTGCCTACATTGAGGATATGGACTTCTACACTCACAAAGAACACGAAAATTGCCCCGAAGAGGGTGCATTCTTCCTTGGCTATATTCCATTTTGATGATTGAAGAGATTGAAAACGCAAGGCACACACTCTCCGCAAGGCAAGTGTGTGCCTTTATGTGCGCGCTGAATGTCGATGTGGCGCGTTGTGCGGCGTTGTTGGGTGTGAACATCAGGACGATCAACGCTTGGCGTACACGTGGTGTCTCTGGCCCTGGCGCGATCGTGTTGTCGGCTTGCGTCAACGATCTGGCATCATATGAGCTAAATGATCCGCGCAATCATGAACCGCTCGGCACATGGCGCGGTGTGTCGCTTGACTGTGCCGTGGCGTCTTATCTGGCGTTTAATGGCTATGACGGGCGCACATTGAAGATGCAGGGGGATCGACTGCTTATCTCTAAAAACGCCCCCCTTGAGCGCAACGTGTTGCTCTGGTGTGTTGATCTGGATGATCAGCCCGGCATCATATGAGTGAACGCTTTGATATGTCGCTTCCATGATTTGGGGTACAGCTCGACCATTGCTTGCTTTGGATCGATCTTTTCGCCTTGTTTGATATACGAATTGAGCAATTTGGTTCGCTTTTTAATCTGTTCAAGCGCTTCATCACCAGGCGCGCACTGCATGATTTGACGATATGCAATGTCGAGTTGCCGTGATTCTGTCTTGAGATAGTCAATGATTGCGCTTTGAAGATTGTTCATGTGTTACCTCTTGGGTGTGCGGGGTAGGCTGTATTGCCTCCCTGATGTCAACCATACTGACACAGAATCAACCCGTGGTCAATAGGCATTTTATCGATTCAGCAAAATAAGCACCGCGTATGATGAAAAAGCTCTAAATATCAACACTTTAAACTCTATTTTAAAAATAAACAAAATAACCCTTGACCAGAATCAAATCCTGATCAATAATACAAGACATCAAAGGGATACAGCACATCGCTCAAGCCCACACACCCAAGAGGTAACACACATGAATGCAATTTACGGACACATCAATATCACCGCAGAAATCACCCACATGACCCCCATGGGACGCACTGAAACCGTCTCTATTGAGTTGCAAGACGAAGAGGCATGGATGGCATTCGATGCACTCAACGACAGCGACACGAACGAAATGGTGCTGAAGCAAGACGATGTCTGGGGGATCTGTGAGCAGTTCAACGCAACTCAAGTCTACATCACGAGTTGCTGAACTTTAACGGGGGTGCTAAACCCCCGTTTTCTATATGGAAATAAAGTATTTTGCCGATTAGACAAAAACATCTTGACCGGAACGTAAGTCTGATCAATAATACAAGACATCAGGGAGGCAATACAGCCTACCCTACACGCCCAAGAGGTAACACACATGACCAAGTTCAACTCCAACACCATCAAATCATTCTTCATTCAATTCGACGACAACGCATTCAGCGCGTACCACTCGTTCTTCTCTGCTCACATGGGATACACCCCTAACGTACACTGGCCATGCGAACACAACGCCATTCAGGCTGCATTTGAGGCGCACGGTTGGCAATATTCCCAAGAGAGTACGATCGAAGCGCTCAAAACCTTCTCAAAGCGCTTTTCGAGGAAAATCAAGCAAGCTGTGGGCAGCAAAAGGATCGAGGATAAGATCCTGTGGCACGCGAAAACCCCTGACAGCCAGGACATCTATCGATTCTTTCTGGAGATCGGCCCACAGCCTGTGGGGATCTACAAGGCAATGCTTGAAATGTACGTCTACCCTGGCGCAAACCCTACCTACTCAGGAGACGCTGAGAGCATTTGTAAGGCAATGCAAGCGCTTGGGTGGACTAAGGGTGTAGAGGAGACCACCGAAGCGCTTAGGGGCTTCATCTCGTACTACAAAGAGAGCTTCAAACACGCTGAACCCTGCATGAAAGTTCGGTTGATGGATGCCAAACGCGCAGCATAACGAAAGTAAAAAGGGAGGGGGTAACGCCCCTCCTTTGGAATATCCCTTGAGGCTTCGTGGCTGGCGTTCTAATCGATTACGTCCAGTCGCGCGAGGTAGGGTTAAGCTTCTTTCGCGCTGGCCCTCCAGCGTTGTCTGGAGCTTGTTTTCGTTCGCGCTGATTTATTTTGCCTAATCGACAAAATACCTATTGACCGTAACCTGATTTTGTGTAAGTATGGTTGACATCAGGGAGGCAATACAGCCTACCCCGCACACCCAAGAGGTAACACACATGACCATTCCATCAAACATTATCGGACAGCTTCGTGAAACCATGCCATATGGCGAAGAATCCTTTTTTGAGGGCACCTACCCCGATCACACGATTGAAGCGCTTGAAGAGTACGTGAAGGCGTATGGATACATCGTAGATGTGTATAAGGGTGGATTGTCTCTTCGTCGATCAAACGTGTGGGATATTGCGCCAACCCACTGCCTGTGCTGTGGACGGCCCCTCACCGACAGCACTTCAGTCGATGCCGGGATCGGCCCGGTATGCCGAAAGAAATACAATTACGAAGACGCACCAGTGTTGGATGCGCCAACTATCGAACAGCTCAAGCAATTGGATTTCATGGGGTACACTTTTGAGAGCCAAATCAAAGATTCGCGTAAAGCGGCGAACAACTTGGTTCGCTACTACGCCGTGATCGCACACCAGGGACGCAAGCGCGATCAACAGATCCAAATCATTAACGTGTTGTATATGATGGGATTGAGCGTGTTGGCTGATAAAATATCCGATCGGTTGGTGGATGGCCCATCGATCGAAATTAAAGGCACCTTGCTTTTTATCGAAGCCAGGTATGATCAATTGTGGGTTGATGCGATAAAGGGCATCAACGGTCGCAAGTTCGACGCGAAGACCAAGACGTGGTCAGTACCCCTTACGCAGAAACAAAGCCTCTGGAGCGTGATTAAGGCGCACTTTAAGGGGTGTGTCGGCAAGGGGCCAAAGGGTGTGTTTGTTGTGGCATGAATTGAAAGAGCTGGCGAAATACCCGCCAGCTCTTTTATTTTACCAAATCGACAAAATACACCTTGACCGAAACGTAAGACTGATCAATGATACAAGACATCAGGGAGGCAATGAAGTCTACCCCACACACCCAAGAGGTAACACATGAACGTATTCGTAAAGCCACACCAGGACCAGAAAGTCATCCGCAAGGCGCTCGTTGAATTGTGCAAAAAAAGGGGCGTCCACGGTTGGGGACCGCAAATCAATATCACCATGGAACTTGGTGTTGACGCACCTGTCATTGAGTGCAAATCAAAGCATGTAGAGCGTTTTACGCCCGGTGAGGTCATCAGGATAGGGGTATACACCTATGAAGTGTGTAAATTTTCTTATCGTACATGGCGAGAGGATATGTCTTGCGGATTCGTGCATATAAAGCGGATCGCTGTATAGTGATGTTTTTTTGCGAATCGTAAAAAAACATCTTGACCACGATTCAATCCTGTGAGATAACTGCTTTATCGAAAGGGAGGGGCATCACGCCCTACCCCACACACCCAAGAGGCACCACATGGACGCATTTACCCCCGAACAAAACGCCACCATCGCCCAGATCGTTGACTACATCGACGAATCCGTCATGCCTGACGGCGCGCAAGATTTCATGGGCTGGTTGGTCGACGCCGCCGATCACCAACGTGTTGGCGCAACGCGCAGCGCGCTTGAGCGCAAGGAGTATCGCGCAGCTCTCGGGGCGGCACTTCAAGTGGAGCACCCTGATATTCGCGAAGCGATGATGATTCAAGTGCAGGATATGATCGCAAAGAAACTTGGCGACTTTTGAACAAACCTACACACGGCGCGGGTTTTCGCGCCGATTGAGATAAGCAATGACTGACGAAAAAGAAAAAATGATGACCGGACGTGAAGTGTGCAGCTCCATGGCTGCCTTGAACCGAAGCGCTGCACAATTCGGCGATGATATGGCCGTACACGAACACACGGTCAACGTATGGCGCATGAATGGTGTCTCTGGCCCTGCTGCGTTGTTGATTCAAGATAAGATCGATGCGTTGAACACGTACAAGATCATTGAACCCAAAACCGACGAGGACTTGGGCGACTGGCCAGGAATCAACGCAGATTGTGCGGTTGCGTCGTATCTGGCGTTTTCGGGTTATGACGGGCGCACATTGAAGATGGATGGCGATCGGCTCAACATTGCCGCCGGGTCTGGCTTGGAGACAGAGATCGCCAAGTGGATGCCTCGTGATTGGATTCGAGTGTTTCATGGTGTTCGTCACAAAAGCCGAAATTTCATGCGCATCGAACATGATTCGCTGATTATGGATGAAATGTTTGGCGAGCGCACCACCGAAGCGACGTTGCGAGACTGGACGGTCTGCATCGCATATGCGGTTTGGCCATCGGGTGATCGTCGACGCGCAAAGTATTTTGAGCTTGTGCCCTCCGATGAATACCAGGAGCGTATTCACCTGGGTGAAGATTGGTGGATCGAGGGATACTTTGATGTTGTGGTCAACGAAAACCATCAGCGTCGAGCAAATGAGGCATACAAAGTGCGCAAGCATGAAGTGCGCGCGATGATTGTTGAAGAATAAGAAAAGGGAGGTGGGTAATGGGTTATAATGTGTATATTGGCGAATTGAAATCACTTTGCAATTACTATGAGAACGATGAATCTTGGGAGTATGTGCCCCAAATTGAGGTAGTTTGCGGAAAGGAGGCAGGTGCACCTCATGACCCGAAGGGTCGAAAAACATACGACAACTACACCACACCATCAGGTCGGCAATGGCGATGGTTTTGCGAAATGATGGGTGATTCATTCCACACAATGATAGCGAATGAACTAATGAACGACTCTGAATATGCTCTGCTTGATGAAAGCCATCTGGCGATTGCCGAAAAAGCTCAAAAAGATTACAGAACAGCACACGAAACTGTTGATCCAGAGGACGATCATTTTTGGAACCAGCAAAGAATCGGCTGGTTGGTCTGGTGGTTTGATTGGTCCCTTTCTAACTGCGATGTTCCCGCTATTGTCATAACATGAAACCGCTCTCAAACCTATCCACAAGCAACACGTCAACAAGACAACAAGACAACACACCCAGAGGTGACTGATGAACATTGAACAACTCAAGAACAAGCCCTCCGCACACATCAACGCGCAAACCCCTATTTGGGTTCAAGCGCATTGGTTGGCTGAAGACCAGGCGCGCTCGCTCGCTGAACACTTCATAGCGTTGACTGTGCGACCAATCACCCCGTCAGTTTCGATGGAGTTTGCGATGGTGCCATACCCGCAAGACGACTCGATCGATTTTGAGTGCGAAGAGGTCGCGCAATGAACCACTTGAGCACACCAGAGCTTTGCGCGCTGCGAATGGTACGGCGCGCCAACATCATCACCACACGAAATCTTGCATCAATGTTCAGGATCAGCTCATTAGAGTTGCATCAGATCATGACGCAAGAGGTGTTTCCGTATGACGGTCTTGGTCCGATGAACACAACGTGGCGTCTCGACATTAAGCGCCTTAACATCGACACAAGACGCGCGCTTGTGGCGTGGATGTACGGCCAGACACGCGAGGACGGCTATCACATGTCTACTCGAAACATTGCATCCATGTTCGGCATCGACAAGCGCACTGTGAAAAATGATCTTGATGCAATGAATGTGACCACTCGCTCACAGGGCAACGCGCACCCGATTCGAGAACAGCTCACATATGAAGCCATGGTTGCACTGAGGAAATCGAAGACCATGCAAGAGATTGCTGACTCACATCGTGTGAGCCTTCGCCTGGTTGAGCAGATTTGGACTGATGTCAATCACGAGCGACCCATCAACATTCTCTCAACACCATGGGTTCCGGTGATCGATGCTGATGGCACCACGCACACGATTCGCGTTGTGGAGTTGGCAAACGAACGATGGATAGAGATCAACACTGGTCATGCGGTCACAGATATGGCGGTGCGATTGTTTCTCATTGGTCTGATGCAAAGTGTTGTCGGCAAGGTGTCGCGCCGACCAAATGCAGTGCAGTTCCAAAGTATCTTGAGTGATGCGCAAGACGCCTTTTTCCTGACCGGCAAAGACGCTCTGTTTTTGCAATCTGCCATCGAAGCCAGCACATTGAAGCCTCCACATGAGTTGCTACCATGGACAGCATCAGGTAACACATTGACGCGCAACGCGGACATATTCAACGAACGACAACCTTACCGCACGTAGAGTGTGTCACAAGCCATCGTTGGACTGATCACCGCACAACAATTTTCATGGTGCAAGGGCCGTGGTCATTATGCCAACATGTTCGCGCGTAAGGTGTTTGCGTATGAGCAAGGTGAGGGGTTGTGGGATACGCTTTGGCGCAATGCTGGCGATGGTTCACATTCAGGTTATCCATGGATGGATCATGGCGAGGTCAACCCTTGGTGGTTGATGCCGTTGAAGATCAGGTTGCATTGGGATGGTGTGCAATGCACAGGGTTCTACACCGAAGTTGATGGCATACGTTATGACAGTGAAATCAATCACCCGCTGGCGCTTGATTTGAATGCCCAGGAGGATAACATCTCGATGGATCTAAGGATTCGAGCATCACTTGGCGATCGTGCATCAGAGCAAACACGAGTCTTCGGCATCCACTGGAACAAAGCAAAAATGGTTGGCGTGTTTCATCGCACATTGCAACCGCTTGAAGACATCGAAGAGATCGAACACATCAGGCGTCATCTGTATCTTGCGATGCGTCGCGTGATGTGTGAAGCCCCGAGCAGTACACGGCCAATTGTTTGGACGCCTCGCGAAGAGAAGGTTCAATCCTATGGTGTTGTGTTACACGAAGCGGAGCGCATGTTCTTGGATCGCATCATTGAAGATCACCAACGCAATAAAACGCGACAGCAACACGCGCTGGATGTCTTCGATCTCAAGGCTCAATCAGATAACCCACGAACCGAGTTTTTTGCTCGTTGTCATTTGGTTTCATCGCTGTCCTGAACACGCGTTGCCTTGAGTTGAATCAGGGGTGGAAACATTGAACCGGGTTCGATGTCCAGCGCAACGGCGAACACACAAATCAATTCATATCCTGGCGAAACCTTGGGTGTTGGGCCAATATAATCGTTTAGTGATTGAGGACTCATACCAACTTTTTTAGCGAGCAAGGCTTTGGTCCAGCCCAGAGCTTTTCTTCTTTTTTCGACGGTTTTTATAAATTCAGACACGGTATCTCCTTGGTTTCGACCTGAATATAAGCGCCCTACAACCCAAAGTAAAGTATTTACCTTAGAGCGCTTGACAATATAAGGTAAATACCTTATATTCTAATCATGGACGGGGGGACATCATGACGCGAGACGGAAATCTCGCCATAACCCAAAGAGGTAAGCCCATGTTGGATAAACAAGGGAAAAAGCCAAACCAACTCGTGAAGGTTGACTCGAAGCCCCGGCTTCGTATCCGACTGAAACAGTTGGGGGCCACCCTCAGCGCTCTTGGAGCTGTCTTACAGCTCGCAGGAGCGCCGGGGGGCTTGGTCCTCACTCTAATCGGCGCAGTTCTGACGCTCGCAGCCGCAACAGTGAGATAAGGCTTGGGGGAGGGGTAAAACCCTCCCCTCTTTCCTCTAGGAGATTATAGATGAACAGACAGCAAATTGAAAATGTCTTGTTGGTTGTTGCACTCACATCGGCAATAAGCGCGCTCTTGCTTGGTCAAGGTCACACTGCCTTTGCGACAATCATGTGTTTTGCTACTGCCTTGGCGTGCCTGGGCATCTACCTTTTGCCGGAACATGAAGATTGACGAAGAGGCCTCGATCGCACGATCGAGGCCTCTTCACTTTACTGATCGATGAAATCATTCAATTGCTCTTCAACCTCCCTGCGGTCAATGCGTCGTCGAATTACGTTGGTTCGTCGGCGCACCATTGATTTTACGGCCCGCGCGTATCTTTTGGATTCAACCTTCGTCCATTTCAAATCTGATGCCATGCGCAACAACTGCCGCCGATTCACTCGCATGGTCGCGCCTCAATGATGTGCTCAAGGCATTCCAGAATCTCTTTCTTGAGCTTTGTGTGTGAGTGTTGGTTCGTCGTCCATCGTCCACCGTCTACCTCCAACCATGTGCATGGAGAGTGTGAACCGTTTGATGTTGGGTTGCCCCAGTGTAAATCAATCCTCATCTGGCGCGTGTTGCGTTCCAGCTCTTTGGGCTTGCCATCATGGCTCACATCAACTTCAACACGCGACAAGACAAATGGCGAATCATGAACGCGTGTTTTGAATGTGACCACATTATTTGTGCCGTGCCACATTTCCTCCAACACCTCAACGTCATGACTCGCCCAATGTGCCTTGAGTGCATCGACTGAACTGAATACGCCGTGTGCGCGCCTTCCGTAATGCGAGGTCAACATCCACACGTATTGAGGTTTGCGTACCGCGTTGCTTGTGTGCTGGTCCTGGCGCAACACACCGCACTTGCCGCACACCTGCGCAACACCATAGCCGCCACATATCGGGCACCATAACTCTTTCATTTCAACTCCATTTTGTTCATCATCGCCTGATATGTTTGACCTGTACTGTCACGTCTCGATCTCAACGCACAACCCATAGATTGCACCGAATGAAATCCATCCATTGACGTGGCCCTTGTTGTTGCTGATTTGAAACCGCCCATCAGGACCAACAGCGCTGATTTTGTGGAGATACTGACGACCGTTGACTTTGCACAACACAATGTCTCCCTTGTTCAGTTCATCCTCAACACAAGGCCGAACAGTCACGAGTTGGCCGCTCTCGATCCTAGGTTGCATGGAGTGGCCACGGGGCCGAAACTTCACCGTCTCACCGTTGCTCAACTTCTCGATGTGGTATGTTGCCCAACTCATATGATACCCCGCTTTTTCAGTGTAGCTTCCACCATCATTTGACGATGTGATTTTTTCAACTCACTCTGCACTGGGCTGTGATGTTCTTTGTTGTATTCTACCCATGCATCGAAGACCCATTTAACGTCGTTGGCCACGATGATAGTTTCTAACGCATAAGCGCGCTCTTTGCCGACAGAAAACATTGGAAGCGCCCGAAGTGTTGGCAATTTTTCCGAATGCACATGACCACTCATAAGGCGTGCTGGCGATGATTGCTCGGCATAGTCAGACCAATGTTGTAGAACATCGTTGATACACTGCATCCATTGACGTTGTGTCAGTCGATGATTGTACAGTTGTTCATCAATCAACGCGAACAAACGCTCGCTCGCTGGTCGTCGCACATGCTCCAACAGCCACGACTGATACAAGTGCCACGATCGATCACCATCAAACTCAACAAGCACATCTGGCGATGGAAACATGTGTGCTTTGATGCCACCAAACGGGGAGAGCAAGACCGGATTGAGTCGATGCTCTGCGCCGTCCGAAAACCAAATAGGGATGTATTGTTCGTGATCCCACAAGTACCGAAGCACCACATCGATTTCTTCACTATGGCCAGCAAAGCATGTCATGACCTTGTTGATTGCCTTCTTCGCTTCATTGCCATCGAGCGCACAAGCGCTCCTGAGCATACCCCACGGGATAGTCATGGTTCAAAACCTCTCACGCTTCTTTCTCCGTTGTATTATTCATAGACCATAAACATCGAAACATAGTGCCACGCGCAATCTTGCGCCCCAATGACCCACACCTCTCGCTCATTTTCTTCGTGTTGGCTGTGAAGCTCAGCATCACGAGTACAATAATGCTCGCGTGCTTGCTCAAGCGATGCAAACAAACCTCCGAATGTACCCGCCTTATGGTCACAGTGAATCTCAGACTGGACCATCACAACACATACAGGCGCGACAATTGCGGATGGTTCCATGGCACCAAACGAAAACATACACCGGCCATCCGTGTTGATGACTTGAACCTTCGTGCCCTGGTTGTACCAGTGCGCAGGATCGAGGTGGAATTGACTATCGTGAATGATGATGCCGCATTTGGGTTGTTTGATGGCGCGATCGGGCGCAACTGGCCCTGGTTTGTCGAATATGCCTTCAACCTCATATCGAACACGCAGCATACCATGATGGTCAATGCGCTCAACCACACAAGGGTGCAGCATCGCCAATCGTCGCTGTCTGCGCTCCAAGAGTCCAAGGTGTAGAGACTCACCTATAAACGGGTTTTCCCACACCATCACCACGTCACCAACTTCAAATACTTCTGGCAAAACACACTCCTACTGTTCAAATCCATTGTCACGAAACCAGTGCGGCAAATGATACCGGCGCGGCTCTTCCTCTTGCCACTTTACCTTTGATGTCACCGCAATGAGCGTCAGTGAGGCACTGCTTCCCGCCTTGGCGAAAGACCAAAGCCCCTCAAAACCGTTCTCGCGCGAGCGGAACACACCCGATTCTTGTTGCAGTGCAACCATGAGCTGATGTGGAAACCGGCCCTTATGATCGATTGGTAGATTCTGGCCACGCGGGTCGATGAACAACTGCGCATCGTCCGTGTACTGGATTATACCATGAAACACAGGCACATGCGTCAAGTTATGTACGTCAAATCTGTACGAATCATCGTTGCATGGTTTGCCAAAATACAGTGTATTGGCGCTCCAGTTGACCTTGCGTCGACCTCTTAAAAATAACGTCATAGAGGAATCCGTGTGTGTGTTACTTCAGACTGAAGAATGCTCGCCAATCGATCCAGCTGCTTGAGCTTGAACCGAGAAGACAAAAGCAAAGACCAGAGCGATGGCACGCTGCCAAATCGGCCTCCTGGATGCGGTGTTTGAAACCGTACCTTCAGTGCTTGCGTGAAATACGCTTGAGCAACCTCAACAGGCAAGGCTTCAAACAACTCCTGACACTTGCGCCACAGACTCGACTGTCTTGAGGCGGGTAGTTCGCCGAAATGGTCTTGTATCACATGCTGGTATTCAGCCTTACGCAGACACGAGAAAATGCACCAGTTTTGCGTGTTTGCCGTATTGTCTTGCGCATCCCTATGCATATCAAGGCTCATATCGTCGCACAACTCAATGATACCGACATGGTCGGGTGCCCGCTCAAACGCCTCGATGAGCTTCGATTTTGGCACCACAAGGTTGACCTTGCCAAATACCTTCGAGTAGTCCGCCAATTGGCAGTCAAGGCGATCAAAGGAGTCGTATTCAGATTTGATCTCATATGCAACTGTCGTATCACCGACCATCACCACATCAGCAATAGAAGTGAGCGCTCTGAACTCTTGGGTATATGCTGAATCAGCGTGTTGAGATTGCATGCGGCAAAACTCAAGTGCCAGCGTGTTCTTGTACACGTATTCACCACGCCAGGTGGCATGAAGATAGGCATAACAACTTTCAAACACATCACCCCATGCCTCGCCGTCGAGCCAGCCAACTTCCAAACCATCAAGGAAGCGAATCACCAACTTGCTCGAACCAGTCGCAGCAAGTTCTATGAGAACCTTTTTCGAAAACATGGAGTTTATGAGTTTAAGTTGGCTCGCGTCCATACTCACAACCACCAGGGCAAAGAAATTTGAGTGTAAAAGACCATAGCCAAAAATGAGCAAAACAAGTGAATAGAGTTATCCACAACAATCACCGACCACGGCGACATGTGCTCTTTAAACCCATGCTGGCCAAACAGTTTCATCCAAACCGTTGCCAACCTGTAGCGATCCATCAACACGTGGGTCACAAACACAAACACAAGACCGATCAGCCCAAAAGGACGGGGCGATGCGACCAATCCCACAACTGCCACGCACAAGGTGTAAATAAGACAATGCACAAGGCAATTCAGCAAACCACGCGTTGCTAAGAGACTTTCGCCGTCTTTGACGGTTTTATGCTGCGCCATCCAATCATTTTGAAACAAGTAATCGCCCATCATATGAGCCACAATCAACAACCCCATATCCATACTTTTAACCCTCATAGCTTCCCGTGTAATCAACGGGGTTCATTTGTCCTAGCCTTATGGCCAATTCCTGCTCGGCTTGTGTGAGAAAGGATTCCCACGACTCCAACACGCCAGCATAGAGACCTTCCGTGTGACGTAACGCAATGACGCGACGCTTCGTCGACTTCATGAGTTTTTCAACTCGCGTATCTGTCATGTGTTCCAATCGACGCTTCATATTAAATGTGTAGTCCACAGTGAGCACGGGCGACAAAGTACACCATTACCAACAGCATAAGGGTCTTCGCACCGCATACACCATTTTGGTGGTGAATCTGAACGTTCCCAATGGTCGATAACATACTGAACCGCCATCAATTCCACATGTTCTGTGTGCATGATTTTAGCACAATGCCATGCTCTTTTGTACTCACCACGCGCGACCCGTTCGCGCACATCACCAAAGGCTTTCATGTCATGTTCTTCGTTCTCAATGCGAAGCAAAGTCTGTTGCTTCAATTCCTTTTCAATGCGCTCCGCTTGGATGAACTTGAGGTATGCGCATTGCCATTTATAGGCCCGCCATACGATTGGCCCGTAATGTAGCATCGCCAGCGAGTACAGCGCGAAGAGCAGTGACCATGACAACCAAATATCCAAGACCAAAATCAGAACCAACAACACAATTTGCTCGTATGATTTGCGCATTATATATGGCGATTTTGTATAGAGATACGCCATTACCATGACCAGCTTTTTCATATCGTATGACCATCTTTACGTGACCGATTCCAGATCGCGCGAGCATAACTCACGACCTCCGCAGTGTTCATGCGCTCAACTTGTAACCATGACACCACTGTATTGACCTGGCGCTTGTTCATGTCGGTTTCGTGTAACAGTATGATCTTTGCTTCACCGGCCTTTGGTTTGATGTCTTTAACCGGTGGACTCATTGCTTGCCCGTGCCTTCGCACAAGTCACATGTATCTTTGACCACCCCGAAAAGCCAACCACGCGGATCATCGCGCATTGTCGTCCCCGAACCATTGCACTGCTCACATTGTGTTTGCATATGATGAAATTCGACCTCGACCATATACACATAAAAGCTCATGGCATCTGGGTCTTCCTCTTCACCTCCACGGTCATACACAATGTGAAACAGAAATGGTTCATCGGATGAACCGCGTATTTTTTGGACATATGCACCATCGCTTTCATATCTGCGTCGCAATGCTTTGGGGCTTTCGTATACACCATCAATCGCACCGTTTTCATCAACTGATTCATCGCCATAGAAGCCCGCCCAAACATTAATCATGGCTCATCTCCTGACTGTGTCGATTCATCGATCGAAAAGTTTGCTCGCACATACCAACCACCTTCGTCATAACCGCCAGCAGTAATACATAGCCCAAGAACCAACCCAGTGCCTTCAAGATCGAGCTTGAGCCAGGACTTGAACATTTCCATGTCCAAATCATCTATATGGCCCTCATCTTGATGACCGCTCAAATCCGCGACCACTGACCATTGCGTATCGTGCGGTCTTTCGTTGATGCGTTCGATGGCCTTTTTGCGCATCTTTTGGTACGCGCATGAGGTCGTGTGCTTGACTCTTTCTTGCTTTTTCTTCTCCGCTTCGCGTGCTTGAGCCGCCAGTTGACGACGTTTTTCTTGAAGTTGAGCGACTGTTGGGAATTGTGTCGTGTCTGACATTTCAACCTCTTGTTGGTCTTGGTTTTGAACCCTTTCTATCGATGCGAGAAAATCCACAACTGATTGACCAGCGAGGACCGTCAAGGAGTTCAAAAATTTGAAACTCCATACCTGTTTCTTTGATTTTATCCTGTACATTTGACTGAATAATGTCTCTGTCAACAAGCTCAGCTTTGAGGTTATATGGGGCATCGACAATCACTCTGAGAGACCACTTGCTGTTGTCAAAACGGTCTCGAATACACTTCGCTGCCTCTTCCAAAATTTGTTCACACGCAACATCGTGCATCTTAAAGCGAGCCTCTTCTCGAAGCTTATCTTCTTCAGCTTCCATCTGTGCCTTCTTTTCTAACATTTGGTCGAGTTCTTTTGTTGTCGGAAAATCCATTGGTTCCTCCATGGATGTAGGTTATCTATCGTTCACTCGAATCGTTGCGGGTTGTGTATGATAGGCATCAATGCCACCTCGATCATCGGACTCTCCCTCGGATCTCCGCTATCGTAAGACAGTTCTTTGTATTGTACCCTCCATTGGTATTCTTCGAGCAACCGAACCACTGTTGGCATAAGGCGCATATTCGATGCGTGGACATGAACCACATGTGATCTATTATGGGGGTTCTTTGTGGCCTCACGAATCAATGAGGTTTTGATTTGCTCAATGACCTCACGCGCAAGCTTAATTTGCTTCGGTTCAACCAATTCGTTCAATTCACCTGGTGTTGGGAAGTTCATTTCACCGTCCTTTTGTTTTTGTAGTTTTCGATCTGCTTGTTGATATATGTGGCGTCTGGATACATTGGTCGTTGAAGTTGCCGAGCGCCATGCCGATACCCGGCTGTACGCCGAAAGCCCAACGCATATTGCTTGATTTGCCAAATGACCACATTTTCGCGGCGGTTTGCGCTGTACGGTTGCTCGTGCGTCACATGGTGCCACACCTGTCTTGCGACTTCATAAAAAACGGGAGCATTCACGCCATCAGGCTCTTGCATGGCCACGCGAACACATTCGCGCAACAGCCAATCCAACTTGCCCATCGCAAAACCCTCAACACACACGCATTTCTCTTCTTCGATTATAGCAAAATCCGTGCACTTTTGCATGGCCTTATGCTTCCCAAGCGCGCAAATCGAGTTCTTGTTGTTCATATCCGACCAACTCCTTACCAGTTGATGTCACAGCGTAGTATCTTGGCGCTGTGCGTGAGCTGCGCGCACAACTTGCATCATAGTTCAGACCAACCAATAGACCGGCCATGGCCATCTGCTGTGTGTGTGTCCATACAGGATCAATGCTGGGCACCACGATGAGATTTCGATAACTGTCTTCTGTGCGATTCATTCCCAAGGCATGGCGAAGTAGTTCAAGATGAACCCCCTCGACATCCATGGGATCACCTGTACATCTCATGTTGGCCTTGATGCGCTTACTGGTAGAACGACGCCACCTTTGAGCCGCATTGCAGGAAGACTGGTAACGCCATTGCCGAGTGTTCTGCCACAGCGCATCATCAATTGCAGGCATTCGCCAACCCAACGACATGGCATCACAAACAAACGATGCGTAGTGCTGTCTTTCTGGTAATTGCCACACCTCACGCTGTGCGCGCTCAAGGTGCTTGAGATATTCGACGCCGTACAGAATCGCGTGTGAAACACCCATCCATTTTTCGTAGAAATAAAATGTCTCCTTGCAACGCTCTTCTGCGCTCAATGAAGGCCACAAAACCCTGCCCACGGCAGCGCGTACAGCACGAAACGTGCAAGGTGCATACAACTCAAACCGATGAAGTTCATCGCGAAAACTCTCCCACGATGCTTGCTCTTTGAACAGGTAGCGCACCAGCGTCATGTGATCCCATGGTAAGTCAGGGTCAACATCAATCTCTGTCAACGACTGCAATTGTTGCTGATCTTCTGATGGTCGAAACTGCAAGATGTTGTCCATCGTTTCACCCTTCTTTGTATCGTTTGTCATACAGGGGCAGGCACTCGCCGCAACAGTCACTACGGTATAGTTTTCGCTCTTCATCATCACACTGATTACACAGCAACAACATTCGCGTGCACCCGCACTTAAGTTCGATAAGCGTATCGATCATCGGCTGGTTGCAGCCATGGCAATCATAAACGATATGTCGCCTTGGTCGATAGATTTCCAGCGCAATGGTTCCTTTTGCTTGCTCACTCATGATTTTGCTTCAATTGTTTCGTTTTCGATCTGCCCATTCCTTAAACCCTTCCGGCAAGGGCCGCCTGTTTTTCTCCGCCCACTCTCTCATTCGTCGGCGGTAAAGAGCGGATTGTTCATATTGCTTTTGCGCGTTTCGGCCACATTCAAACCAGGGGTATTGGTCACCCCGTGGCCGCCAACTGTATTGACAACCGTAGCAGGTAGCCGTGAACTTTCCGGTGTGTTCAACGTCATCACCATTAATACCGATACCGTCTTCTGTTTGCGTATAAGTGAAGACGCCTATCAAGTGCTCATCAATTCTAATATGAGTCGATTTGCATTTCGGGCATTTCTTCGGCTTCCATTTCTGTGATTTTTCACCCAAAACGAACCTCTTTGATTGTATAGGTCTAAATAGCGATAAATGGGTACTATCATTAGTTAGACCTGATTTACTGCTCAATCCTAACCGTTCACTTTCAATACGGTTTGATGTTCTTTTCGTCTCTTTTCTGTAGCAATCCTTCGATCGACGCTGAAGCATTCCACGCATCGAGGTTTCATCCTCGACATGCACTCAAACATCACGACGTTGCACTTCGGACACGCGGTGCTTTTTTGGCACCCACACGCGTATGGCTTGAACTCTTCCATGGTGCCACACTTGAGACAGGCTGGCGATTTGTTGTTCATCGCCCGCTTCCTATCGCAATTCCAACAGATCGCGATCCAGCGCAACAAACGCATCCTCTATCGCGATCTCGCAATCCCACCCAATGTCGCGCGCAGAATTAATAGCCCTGCGCCACAACACATCCGTACCTTGCGTGCCCCTGTGCAACACCCACTCATGGCCGATGTGAGACAACGTGGCAACCACGACGCCACCGTGGATATAAGCGCAGCCATCCACCCCATGGTGTTCAATGTGCACGCATTCGCCGGTTTTTGATTTGATTTTGCTCACGTCATTCATCCCGTCCATCGCTTCCTCCATTTCTCATCACAACAAAACCAGTTTACGAACATGGGCAATGCCACACCATTGGCAGAAAGGCAGTGCGAACTTGTTCATCGGCATACTCCACACCATCGAACACCATCCTTTTCGCGATGATGAGTCATTGCACATTTTTGGCACATCTTCAGCCTTTTCACACAACCACACTCAAATCGACGTGTTGTGTTCACAATCCACTTGCGCGCATAACACCATTGGCAGCATTGCCTCAAATATTTGGGTGCAACCTGCTGCGTATCGATCGGTTTAGTTGCACCGCTCACAAATGCCCCAATCTAATCTTAGTCTGCTTCAGTGCTTGAGAGATTTCAATCCTGTCAGTTGCATAAAAACACCTTACAGTCTCCGCTTTTGCGGTGCTTTGAATAGCCCCATACCTTTCGACATCCAAAACAATCATTTCCCATGCGTGTTCATCCATACTCCAATCTTGGCATGCGCATGATTCAACGCATTCGCACGATTCATGTTTTTCAATAACATCCTCAAAGTAACTTTCATCAGAATCGCCCGCGTAAGGTCGACACAGAGGCAATCTGAACGATGTTTCAATACTGATTGTAGGACTAGCTCCCCAGGAATCTCCCCAGGAACACGGACTGCGCCGCAACTCAATTGCAGCAAAAATTGCCAAAAACTCAACTACCAATAACCATTCACATTCATAACCAGCGTCCAAAATACGTTGATGGAGTTCGTTGGCCGCGCTACACATCCACCATACGACATCGCCTGCATTTGAATGGTCGTTGTCGCACAGGTTTAGCGAGGCCATAGAGTACCGCATCCAGTGCTCTCTATGTTCATTGGATGCCAAAAGGACGATGCAAACCACAGCGGCAATCTTGAACCATTGGTCCTGCTGCACATCAACCAACGCATCATGCAGATAACCAAAACCATCCGGCTTCATCCACGGACACTTTGCAAACAACCATGGCTGATACTTGCCAGCAAGCCTAGGATAGATACCAAGCATACGGTGGTAATCACCAGACTCGACATCGCTTCTTATTTCTCCGAAATCACTCATTGATTATACCATATTTGAAGGATCTTCGTATGCCCAATCAATCCATTTTTTCAAATCAGCAACGGCACATAGCAACGTTCCAATCACATAGATGCGCATGAAAATCTGTTCAGCACACTCATGTACATAGACCTCAATCACTTCCTCAAACAGATCAACTTGTATAAAGCGCCTACCATCAGAACTGACCCACTCAAGAGTTACACCACACCCAATGGGATACACATTAGGATACGGCCTTGCGTTGCAGGTGAGCGGCAACATCTCAAGCGAGCGTCTAATAGCAAATGGAGACACTGCGCCCGCATCATAGTACCAACCATCTTTCAACCCATAGAACCCCTTGAGCCTCTTTTCCACTTCTTGGTTCATCTCAATACTCATCAGCACCACGCGTCCATTTCTCCGCACAGTCTTCACAAAACCCATACTGATGGATGCCGCCAAACTCACTTACACAATAAGAACAGATCAACATTCGTCTGGAGCAACCACATTCATATGTGATGCGACGAATCGTTGCGGTGCTGATGCAAAACTCACACGTGGATGACGACGCTTCTGATTCATGCTCTTCAAAATCAGCCATCTTGCCTTCCTGTCCACTCGATAATTTCCCACGGAAAGTCATCGGATGATGGGTTCATCGACAAATCACCAGGACCATTGATAAAATCCAAATTGTGTTTGTTATTATACTTGAACAACGTTTCTACACGACACACCACGTATCGCATCAATTTGCACATTTCTTCGACGCCACCAAGCGAACCACTTGTTTCAAGAAATCCCCTTGGGTCGCTCCACACAAACCCTTCATCGTAGTGACCACGGAACTCAAACATCAAATCCCAACCAAAACCCTGTACAGTAGATATTGCATAGTCAACACAATATACACTCCCGCTTTGGCCATCTTCATTGATAACAATTCTGTAATCACTCCTATCAATTCGACATACCAAGCTTTCTTCTGCCATCTCACTTCTCCTCATGCAATGCCGGAGCACCAACCAACTCGCGCCCCTCGGGGGTTGCTCGCCAAATTGCACTGCCACCAAAAAACGATGAACTCTTCACCCTCAATGCCACCAATCCAGACTCTTGCATCTCAAGCATCAAAGGTTCATCTTCTGGGCACACGAAAATATTACGCCACCCTGGGCGCTCTGTATTCATGCCGAGCATATGGTTGAGCCTGTCGATATGTTCTTTATTTGCATCTGCCATGTGTGCTCCATTTCACGCCACGTTGTTGTACGGCACATATTCGGGTTGCTCGATCGACGTTGGGTATGACAACCCACCATCGATGCGATGTTTTTTGTCCAGCGACCACACATAACAGTGGTTGCCGGGATGTTTGAACTTCCTCGCACCGATCGTGGCCAACGCGTGCTTGATATAATCGACCCGGTTGCCACCACCATACTCCGGTGCGCCAAGTTGCTCCAGCGCAACACGAGCGGCATCAGCGCCAGATTCATCGTTGCGAAACTTTGAGAGCATCCTGGGCGAGATGACGCGCCCATCAGGGGTGATACAGTGGGTGCGTGATGCACTTCGACCGAGATACAGCGCATTGTGCGCTTTGTAGATGGTGCCTACATGTCCGGGCAGGATAACCTTGCCATCGTGTGTGTGTCGCATCATCGGATCACTGTACGCCATGATCGCGCGCCAGCCCTTGTGTGACTTGACCAGGTCGAATGCTCGTTTGAGGAACCATGTCTCTGCATTATAGCCAACCTCATCCAATAAGACAAATCGACCAAGCTCCGCAGATTCATCCGCGCCAAGGCCCGTCCATTTGGGCAACACGCGGTTGTTCATCGGCATCGAGAAGACAGCACACCCAACAAGGCGACCGTGCTGATACAAACCAACGCGAGCGCGCGCAGCTGGATAAGAGCCGCTGTAGTGATGAGTGGCGATGAAGTCACGCGCCGTGGTGTCATCGTCGATAAGCACGGCTTCCAGCGTGGATGTGTCGACCACATGGCGAGGCTTCACCCATCGGCTTTTGCCCTCATTCCAGCGCTGTGACTCATTCCATAGGCTAAGTTGCATTGTATCCTCAATAGTTCTTATCAACCGCTTTGATCCAAAAATAAAAATGGCGAGGGACCGATTCATTGATAATTTTCGATTCATTGATGATTTTCAATGTGCACGCACGAGGCAACATATGGTCCATCATGTACACATACTTGTCGTACTGCTCTTGCTTGGTCTTGGCTTGCTTTATGCGCTGACTGATACGCACGACACACACACAATCCCATTCACCACAAACATTGCAATCACACGGCAAACTGATAGCGTTCATGGGTTCGCCTCGATGCGTTGCATCTGTTTGTGGTGGATGTAAAACGTGGTGTATAGCGCTCGACAGTAGGCATCCTTATATCCTTCACAACTCAATCCATCCAAACACACAGTCAATAAGCGTTGTGATTCTCTCGGCGTCCACTCCATGTGGATAGGTGATGCTCTTGGGCCTTCGTACAACACAAAGCCCCCAACCATATTGACACTTGCAAATACAAACATCCCCCTCTGGTTATTAAGCACTCTCGGGTCCGGCATAAGACCACTGGCAACAGAAACAACATCCTTAAATCCCGCACTCTCAAGATGTGGGCATGGCTTTCTATCCAAAATTGAAGGTGTTTTACCCTCTAAAGTCGGGGGTGAAATACCCTCACTCCATGTGGAGGGTTTTCGTATTTTGGTGCCGTGCATCCTCACCATCATGGGCAAACAATGATCAAGCAACCAACGGTTGCGGGTATTGCAGTCGCAATCGTGAGAGTGCCAACCTTGGTCCCGTATGATCGATGTCAATGCTGCAACCGATCCACGTACATCCAAATCCATGCGGTGCATGACGTAGATGTATTGCCTGTGAAGACGGTCGGGCATCGAAATGCCCTTTGTGTCTTTGATGTATTGCCACACTTCATCAGCCAAAGGCTTGTCTCGATCCACCCGAGCCAACCACTGAAATAAGCCACCAAGACCTTGCTGATGGCAAGCGCTTCTAAGTTCGCCAAAATCAACCACACTCAACCTCCACGCCATCCACCATCAAAGTCGACTTCATCACAGTCACATCTCGATCCTTAATCACCACAGTGAGCGCTGTATTGAGTCGTTGGATCTCATGTATTGCAGATGACTCAAAATACTCAGCCATTTGCGCCTTGAGCGCTTCATCCTCACAGGATTCAACGATCAATGATGCAGTTTCCCATCTGTGGAGTTGGACGGCTTCACGAAGCGCGCCAAATTCACCGTGCTCTTCAACACACTGCATATCCATGCGTCGCAAAACCTCTTGACTGAACCTCACCCAATAATGACGCACTGTAGCCTTGTCTACACCCTTGCGTGATGGGACGATTTTCCTCGTCATTTTGTTGATGTAAAATGACCTCTCATAAGGCAATTCAATTGGCGCAAATCGCTCATCAGACAGGTTGAGGTATCGATAGAAATATTGTTCTTGAGAGTTTCTGGGGGCATCAACGCGCTCCACCAAATACACATCGCCATCAATGACAAAGCGTTGCTGACTCTCTTTCATCTCTTGCAGTTCATGGCCCGACACCCCGAGCCGCTGCGCAACTGTGGTTGCCTTCATTGGCCTGGAGCGCTCTGCTTTTTCATCATTCACAACACACCCTCTTATTCAACAAAACAGTCCGTCAATATAAAGTTGTAACGCCATGATGCGCGTAAGCTCTCGAAACGCCAGATTTGGCTTCGAGCTTCTGGACACATGCCAAATCAACCACTTTCGCTTAACAGTCAGCCCGATGTTGACCTTCGCCATAGATGGTGAAGCACACAACGCTCGGTGTCGCATTTGTTTTTTCACGTCTTCACTGAGCATTGGTCTCCTCACATTTGGTACACATCACCAACGAGTCATCGCCAGCGGTGTCAAACCACTCTCCGCACACTTCACAATGCTTCGCTTCACCACCGAGGATCGCGTGAGCGAGTGGATGAAGGTAAATCTCGGCATCTTCACGACATGTTGTGCACGTTGTCAGCCCATCATCACCGTCGCCCTCAGACCTTGGCACAAGGCGCTCACAACACCCACACACACTCATTGTTTCACCCTGCTCTGGCATGGCTTAAAACTCACTGGACGCAATGTAAGCCGTAGATACCAAATCCTCCACAAGCGAAAGCGCAAGGTGTACAGGACGCCCGTTTTCATCGTGGAATTGAAAATCTTTGATGTCTTGAGGGGTCAATCGCTCGACACTGACTGGTTCAATATCCATTTCTGCCATGGTTGCGCCAATTGCTCGCTCAACTACCTTGACCGCCAGATTGGGATCGTCCGCCCACACCCAGTGGTATGCCCCATCATCAACGCGGTAGATTTTGAGTTGTTGCATGAGACGATTGAGTCTCTTGTTGCTCAACTCATCATGAGTCAACAGCAAAGACATTTCCTTGGCAATTTCCTCTCGAAGCCAGTGCTGGTTTACATCCAGTTCTTCGACAGGAACACCCAACTCTTCACCAGGGCCACACTTGCCTTTGTGTGTGCATACATCATCGGCAAACATGAACCTGTTCCACTCATTCCAGATCGGTTCCCCGCATGATTCACAAATGCTAATGTACTCACGATCGCGCAACTCAACTTCTCGCTCAATCTCTTGTTTGTCCATCCTATCCATAGTCTTTTCTCACTGTGTTTGTTGTTTTATTCACTGTGCTTCGCACCGACGAAGCTCTCTTTCGATGCCTACGCCGTTCACCATTCACTCCATTCATCAAAACACTCATCCAAAAATTCATCATGGTGCCCATCACCAGTTGGCGTGTCTTCCGGTTCGGGCACATCGGTCCAAGTGACATTCAGAACCAATGACTCACCTGTGCAGGGCGTGCGTCCTCCGTGCGAGGATCGAATCACATCACCATCTTTACTCGGCTCTGACATCACGCTGAAGTCACTGTCATGCTCGTCACCGCACGCGGGGCAATTGTGATAGTAAAAGCACATTTGGTCGAACACATGGTCAGGGTTACCGTCATACCAATCCCATTCCTTAGTCAGTTCGTGTGTGTGTTGCTCACCCTCATAATACATGAAGCCTCGCGTCAGTTTCGTCTTTGGCCGTGGGTTTTTGAGCATCAGGACTTCCTCACACTCCCAAAACAAATGACAACCGCTAAACACCTTGCCGGTGGTCTCACACTCGGTCAAACCCACCACAATTGAATCACACATTGCCACAGCGACGATCTGGCCTTCGATCTGGAACCAGATGCGATCACCCCGTCGAAACCCCTTCGGTGCATATTGCAACGTCCAGAACGCAAATCCATCGCCTTTGAGCTTGTCTTCCAGTGTGTGCTTGGCTTGTGCCTTTGGTACAGCAATCAGTATATCAGTCACAGGTTCTCCTGGGTTTACTTCCGTGCAAATTCGCGTCCACATTCGGTCACTGACCAAATCTCCGCATCCGTTGTTTCTCGATCCTCATGACGCAGCATCAAACCCCATGCAGCAAGTTCATGTACAAACCTTTGGGTCTTTTGCCTGGGACCAGTGGTGTAATTGTTGCGATATGACTCGCCCTCCCCCGCAGTGTTAAGGCCCAGAGCATGGCGAAGAATAGCGAGATGCTGCATGGTCACTTCATCAAAAGAGGTGATGTCCAACTCATTGTCGATGACCAGGCGCACAACAACATGTTCGATATTTTCAACCACAAACGGATAGTTAGGATCATCAGGCTCTTCAAGCAACACATCAGTCAAATGACCCAACCGCACATCAGCGCGCAAACTCAAAGAAGGCTCAATGCTCTCAAGCTCATATCCAGCCAGTTCAACAGCTTCCTTCAGCGCGCCCTGTCTGGTTGTTGAATCACATTCCCAGAAGTATTCGTCATCGGTACTACAGCACCATTTAATTCCATCGGTCATTGTCTATTCCTGCTGTAAACTGTTTACAGCTTCTCTTGTTAACTAAAGTTTAGATTTACGACACAAGGGTCCAAAATCACGGGCTCTTTACATTCAACAGACATCTGCTCCGGCAAAGGAACCGATGGCAATTTGGTTCCAATTGGTTGACGTAACAACTCGGTCAATACATGTTCACATGCCTGCAAAACATCACGCCAAACCGCTCTTTCGACTGCATCAGTTGTTAGCACAGGATCATATGCGGTCCATTCAGCGACACCAATGTTGTCCATTTTCCAGAAACCTAAAACTACAGGGTACGGAGTCGTTGGTCGCGATAGTTCCGCGCACACCCCAAAACTACTTGATACAGCAGAATTACCGTGATGATCGCGACCCTCAACAACCAAGTTTAAGACGAACGCCTCAGCGGCCTGTTCATGTTCAATGACATAACGCCGGTGTGCAGCAATTGGCGCTCCGTGGAGCACGCCATTACCACCAAGGGTCTGATGGTAAAAACCGACGTTATATTGGCTAATGTGATCCCACTTTAAAAAGTCAATATCTTTGCCCTGTCGCCAACAATACTGAGCTGCGCGTATCAACATGGAAACATCTGAAAACCAACAAAACAACCGGGTCAAAACAACCAACGCATCAAAACGGTCCAGCACATGCCAGTGGGCACACTCGCGGGGCAAGGCATTGTCCTGGTGTGTGTAACTCGTTATATGACATGGTATTCTTGGTTCATTAGCGCACAATTCAAAAGACAGACAAAAACCCCAATAGCCGATACCACCAATATGAATAATCTCTTCAACAACCAGTGAATCTGCAACATACGGGAAGCATTTATCCAAAAACCAATCCCAATCGTCGAGTTCAAAGTTGCACTGACACAACACCGCAGACAAACTTTGTACGGTCTTCAACTTGTTGTTCGCATTGGCCCAACTACGGACCTCTGCCATCAAATGTAGTTTGGCTAAACTCATTCTGTTTTCGCTGAGCGAGAGCTCACAACAAACGAAACGGTGAAGTCCCAATTAATTTCAATTGGCTGAAAACAAGAATCGCAGGTCGTCTTCAGTGAACATGTATTGTAGCGCAACACATCCTCCAAGCACTCCGTAATGTGGCCGCAATGCGGACACATGAACATATCGTCAGACGACGTTGCACCATCTTCTTGGATGTGCACGTCGTGTGTTTTGGCAATCGCTTCTAATTCAATCTTCGTTTTCATGAACACATCCACCAATATAAGGAACACACCAGTTCCTGAGACACAAGTAAGACACCAAAGACTTCCAATACAGAATGAAACTCAGTCAAAACAAACATTACTCACCATGAACTTGAGCAGATATAAAGCCAAATAGCGCCGCAACGAGCCACTTGAAATGCACAAGGGACAGATTGTCTTGTCAACGCATCGATCGAACTGAATTCAACAACTTCATCTGGAGTAAGTTGATAGACCTCATCAGAATATTCGACATCCGCCATATACCCAATAGATGAATCAAGACACATGCGCGCCATTGTTTCATTTTCGGCCCACACCCAATGATATTCGCCATCATCGAAACGGTAAATGTTTAGAGCTCTGGTCAAGCGTCGATATTCATTTCTCGAATGTTGTTCGCGTTGGGTCAACTTGATCAGTTCGGTCAATAATGCGTCACGTATTTGCACCTGAGACATAGCCTCGGACAACCCGCCTACGTGGCCATCAACCATATCCAACTCTCCACCATTACCCTGAGCCAACGATAATTGGCCATCTTGTGTACTGGAGGGTTTAGATATTTCAGCAATGGGATGTTCATTTTCTTTTGCGACACCAACTGCATCAATTCGCGCCTGCAAACGTTCAACAAACGCCGTCAAGCTCATGAAAATCAACATACACACCGTGAAAAGCATAAATTCACTCATTGCTCATTATCCTCATTGGAGTTCACCAAGTGCCAGGATTTCGACTCAACATCAATGTGCACAACAACCGATTCAACTATTGGCCCATCAGGAACGAATGGGTGTGACCACTCATGACCTCGCGCCATACAATATCCGTCGATCACATCGCCGATCAGCTCAGACAACTCGTTCAGATCGGCACCATGCCACACTGCATCTAAATCATCATCCTGCTGCCAGTCCGCATATGCAGACCACGCTTTTTCGAGCATCGACTTGATCTCACTTGCCGCAAGACAATCCCCTGTGCGCGCTGGTTTGGTCATGCGAACTTCGAGTTCATAGCGCTGCTCAGTCCATCCGCGCTCCAAAACACGATTAACATACGCGTCGATAGCACCCATACGCGATGCGGCAAAACCCCATTCATATCCAGCATCAGTCACACACAGCATAGGCTTTACGCCCCATACTCGACGTTGAATATCAAGATGACGCTCAACGCTCTCAAAATGTGCCCATGCAAGGCTAGCGAGCCTCACAAGAAGGCTCTGACGCCTTTGATGGTGGCGAACATGAAGCACTTCTGTGCATTGACGTAACAAGCCCGCCCAACCATGCGGACCCAGTTGGTCATCGTGCTCCTGGCTGTACTTCTGACGGGATTTGTACTTGGAAATAATCAGCGCGGTGAGAAATTTCATGGTTGGACCCTCTTTGTTGAATCCATTTGCATAGAATGTTCAGTTACTTTACAGAATTATTGTTATCGGCTGTTATGTTATCGGCTGTTATGTCTTGGCGAGTTTTCCGCCAGGACAAAGGGTTTTGCTCAACAGAAACAAAACCTGTTCGAACTTTTGATTGATGTTGTCATTGGGATTGACACCATTTGCTCTCAGTACTGCATCGAAACGCCTACCAAATTGCAGAAAACCATTCCGAGCAATCAATGCACGTTGCAACGTCTGGCGCACCAGTCTGAAGTCCGATTGCGTCGTCCAGCCCAAATCCTTGTACAGCAATTTCAATTGATGACAGGCCTCTTCGTACTGCGTCTTTGATGCAGCAATATCTCGACATGCCTGTGTGAATTGAGTTGAATCAGTCGATTCTGGCAAACCCAACGCTCGAAGTGACTCAATCCAAACCTGTTGAATATCACCATGTCGAATGACAGATGATTCCATCCGGAAATACTTGTCATTTAACTCAACAGATCGAATTTTCAGTGCAACCGTCTCCGCGCCTTGCCTGGAGAGCAAGACCAACCCCTGCTCGAAGCCTTGGACTTCGTAAACAAAGTCTGTGCGTCTGCTTCGATAGATATCACCGATTGAAATATCAGTCATCACATTCACTCCGCAGGTGTAAACAGTTTACACCTAGTTTGTTTTGTATAAAATGAGTCTACATTTAAGACTCATTGTTTTCAATAGTGTTTTTGTTTTTCTTCAGATGGAAAAAGATTCTGGATTTGCTTCAACCGGTCACGCATAGATCTGAGTTCTCGGACCAAAGACACTTCCATCATCGCACGTTGGTCGACATTCGTTTCATCCTTGATGATCTGGATTGCTTTCATCCACAAACGGTTGTTGGTGGCAACGCGAAAATGCTCCAGTGAAGACATGTTTTGTGTGTGTGACTGAACAATGGGATGCCGTTGGCAAAAATCATTGAGTTCCCTCATGAACACAATCTTGTCGCATGTATCCATCTCATCTGTGTACCTCCGAACATCCCATTGAGCAGCGGTATCAACTTCGTCCTCTTCCACTTCCTTCAAATAAGCGATTCGACTGGCGTTGAGTTTTTCAAGACATTCCGGTCCATCATCAACGCCTTCGACATAAAGACCCATGATACGCTCTGGCCCATCTCTTTGAAGCAGATCGCGCGAATCCCACCAGCCATGCAACTTATAAAGTTCCACAGGCCGATTAATGTACGAGACCAAGGGCATGTATAACGTCCCATTCGGTCGAAATGAAATAGAACTTCGCGAAGTACGCATGATGCCAGTTGGAGTAATTCTGGTGATTTGAATTGGATATCCACCCCGAACCCAATCAATAAACACCCAAACCACATCACCCGGTCGAATCTCCAACATATTGCCAGTGCGTTTATCTACTGACATGACTTATCCTTTTTTTTGTACCCAACACGTCGAGTAGATCTGAAACTCTTTGTGCAATTTGGCCCATACTCCATTCCGTCCAGTTTTCGTACAATCCGCGACTCAATCTTCCCGTGTTGGTGTATCCAAACTCCGTTGAAATTTGACATTCATGGAGATGAAGCATCAACGTGAAATCGTCTATCCTGTATACAGCAATAAGCCCATGATTGGGTCCGCGCTTGAAGTACGGTATTGTCGCATTCATTTTTGAAATGCCCACAATAATTGCTCGCGAATCAGAATTGGCCAAATCAAGGTTTTCCAAGAATGAATCGAGTCGTTCCAATGCATCTGGAAAACCAATAGGGTTGCACTTCACACAACGCAATTCATCTTGGATGATCAAGTTGTCTGAGCTAGAAAACCCACAAATAGTACATTCGTGGTCATCGATGTAAAACGGTTCAATCACATCAACCTCCCGACTTGTTGGTCGACCCAAACGTTGCTCGCGCTCATCAAAAACTTGGCATTATCTGAAGCATCCAGTGTTCGCAACATCTCGTGCGCAATCGCTTCTGCCGAATCAGGAGGCACAGCGTTACCAATTCGTTTGACCCAATCCTGTTTGTTATTGCCACACAAGTCGACATCGGTGGGTAACGACTGGAGCGCCGCCAATTCCATGGGCGTCAATGGCCGATGCCACGTTCCGTCCAGCGCCCTGATAACCATCAACGAACGCTTGTGTGGGTTACTGAAATCCATCGCAGGACCGATGAGCACCACACCATCGTCAGCACGTACAAGGTGATGAGTGGGCTCGGGCCATCGACGTGCATCTGCAACTGAAACAGCACTATTGTCATGAGATGCAGCTGCGACAATCGTTCCAATATGTTCAGACCAACCAACTACACCATAAGCGCCCGCTCTTGGCTTGCATGTAATCCTTGGGTCCGCTGTGTTTTGTCCATGGTAGGAGTTCGCACACGCAATGATCGTGTTCTGCGCCGAGTCCCAACCACTGACGCCCAATGCCCCTGCCTGTTGTTGATAGGCAATGCGAGGATCTGCAATTTGCATCCCGGTATTTTGAATACTAGCCCAGGCGATGATGGCATGTACTTGCTCATCCCATCCCGTAACACCAAATCCCTCTTGTAACGCACAGGTGTATCGGGGATCGAGGGATTCTTCAGTTTCGATCACTGTCACCCTCTCTGGCAAATCGCGCCAATCACCCCCAGCGGGGATCAAAGCAAGCCTCAGCCAATTCATCGGTGAAAGTTGTGTCAGAACATGCAACCGGTTGCCACTATCATCCCACGGGCCAGGCACAGGATGATGGCCAATCACATCACCAACGCCCTTCATTGCCCTCCTGGGGGGTTCGTAGAGGTACTCTGGTGTACTCGCCATGTGGCGCGCCACACCGAGGAATCTGCGCCGATTCTGAGCCAACCCGCCAAGTTCTCCGCAGTTGTGTGTGGATTGACGCCACGCATACCCATAGTTGGCCATTAACAACTTGATCTCTTCGAGCCACTTACGACCACGAGACAAGATCTTCGGCACGTTTTCCATAATGATCAGTCTTGGTGGGTTGTCAGGCCACGCCTCAAGAGCCAGCCATATCCCCCGTTCGGCCCATGCGCACATTTCGACATACTTGTCTGTTTTGGCCAAGGCTTCGGGCAGACAACCTGAGAAGCCCTTACATGGAGGACTTGTAAAGACAACATCAGGCGCTTGCTCTCCGAAAATTCGGACGAGGTCTTGGGGCTGCGCTGTACCCAAGTCCAACACATGAGCCTCATGGCCCGTAATGCGCTTGTAATCAGCAACAGCTGATGGATCAAAATCGATCCCTACAGTGTCGAACCCGGCCCGAGCAAAACCCAACGAACCGCCACCCAGGCCACAAAACAAACTCAAGCAGCGCCGTTGCATGTGAACTCCTGAAGCAAACCTTTGACTGTTTCGTAGCGAATTTCTGCATCATGCAATTTGCTTTCGAGGCGTTCTTTTTCTATGAGCAAGGAAGCGTATTGATGCAAACGATCGCATACCGACATGGTTACAATGTCCAGAGACTTCTCGTCCAAATGACCAACTTTGGCGATTTTTTCGAGATACACCGCCCAACCACCAACAGCCTCCACTGCGGCTTTGACATTCGTTGTGCCGGTCAAATTCAACAAAACGCTCAAGGCTTCACTTGCCTCTCGAATCAACTTTTTCTTTTTCAACTTCGGTACGCCGAATGACTCAGATAAACGCTGCCATTGCTTACGATATGTATCATTGGATGCTTTGAGTGCCTTGACCTCATCAACCAATTGTTTGTCAGATTCAGCACATTGAAGGATGTGAGCGAGTTGCTTCCGTAGAACTCCATTTGGACGCAGCACGTCCAAAGCCAATCTTGGCGGCACAAGAGTAACAAACGTTTGGCCCATCTTTATTACGCTCAATTTGAGTCGCACAATGTTCATGGCAGCATGAGGATGAAGGCCCAAAGCGATTTTGATTTCGCAAAGGTCAGCCTCCTGTTGACGTGCACTTTTCTCAACCTCCCGAACCTGTTCTTTGTACTCGTCACGTTTACCGATGACTTCTTTGGCTTTTCTCACCAACCCCTCCCTCAGTGCAACTGTCCCAAGAGCACTAGCCACATCAGAGAGACACTCCTCTGACTTGCAAAGCTCAACAGCCAGGTCTCCAAGGCGCTCGTGAATACGGGGCACATCAGGTTCACGCGTCCAATCGTTTGTCACTGGAAACCACTGTTTACCTTCAATTTCCTTGGCATAAAAAATCAATTCGTCGCCATCATTATGATACGCAACCACCTCGTACAAGGCGGTATCCTTAGAGCTTTCTGGTCGGCGGAGAACATCTCCAATTCTTGGTGTTCGTTCAAGCATAGTCTGGTCCTATTGATTTTGAGATTTGATGGCTTTGATTGCATAATTGACGATAGAAAACGGACTTTGAAAGCGACTATAGGGCACAACTTTTTTCAAACGCTTGTATGCCATTCTAATGAAAAAAGAACCTTTAGACCCATTAGCCTTCAGCGCTTGATTCGCCAATGTCTCTGCGTTGTGTACCAATCGTTCTTGCACCCAGTTTTCGCCAACTATACGAACTCTGAATGTGTCTTGAGAAATCAGAACATACTCGATTTCATCCTTTTGATTTTTGCTTCGATGAACGATCTCGAAGCGCTCAAGATTATCACCAACGAAAACATCGCCAGGTAAAAAAATTTGAGGTTTCAATGTATTAGCCTTGTTGTAAGTTTTATGGTCTAGCCTTCAAACTTCTGGCCGCCAAAAAACTTGGCAGCCAGAGCCATATCACTATCACTGGGGTGGATTGGCTCAAGCTCAACAAAGCCAGAGATCTTGCGAGCCTCTTCTGGTGTCAACGCGCCAGAACCTTCACATGTGTCGCAGTCACTTTGCGCCACAAAGCCCTGCCCATTGCAATGTTTGCATACGACAAAATCCATGGGTGTCTCCTGTGGTATTGGACCCAATTTTGTACAAGATCAACATCTTGTGTGTGTTTGATGACAATGAGTCTATATATAAAACTCATTGTCATCAAGTCCAATATTTTGACTTTTCAACCCTGAAGCCATTCAAACAATAAAATAACGAGCAACGCCGCGAACAAATAGAACGCGGCGTTGCTCGTCGTGGGCACCTTATCACCAAGGTGCAAACTTCCTGCTATTTGATACGCCATCAACCACATCCAGTACTTGCCCCACAATCATGGCACAAATAACAGGAACCGCTGGGATAGGCCTGGCCACCACAGTTGGAGCACGACTGCATCGGCATCCCCACCTTTGCGGCAATAGTTCCCAAATTCGACACCTCCCGATGGGTGATGATACCATCGGCTTTGTCGCCATCTCCCTTGGCGGTCAAAAAGGTGTTTTCAAGCCACTGAGCTACGAAATCAACAATTGAGGTGCAACTCTTGATCTCGCTATCCACAATAAACCCTGAAGGCTCAAAGCGCTGAAACCGAGACTTTTCAACGATTGTTTGCAGTGGAACGCCATACTGCAACGCCAGCGAAACCATCTGGGACCATTGATCCGCAAAACCTGATATCATGCTGCCTTGCTTCGAGAGCGTGATAAAGATCTCACCAGGAGTACCATCTTCATACAAACCAACATGGATGTAGCCCTCATGACCTTGAATATCAAACTTTTTCCGTATCGATCTTGTTTGGTTAGGTAACTTGCGTCTTGTTGGCACTTGCTCCCAAACAAGAGATATCACAGCCCCAGCGGCTCCTTTGATGTTGTCGAGTTCCTTTTTGACAACAGATTCGCCACCTTGATCTTCAAACTCCTCTAAGAGTTCCAGAGGCTGAGAGCCTTTGGACCCATTCCGATACAGCGCAAGGCACTTGATGCCACTTTCCCAGGCATATAAAATGGCTTCTTTGATGTCTGCACGAGTAGCTGTTGTGGGCATGTTGATGGTTTTGCTGATTGCGCCTGAAACGAACGGTTGAAGTGCTGCCATCATATCAATATGGGCACGCCAACTTAAACAACGCTCTGACCCGAATGATGTATCAAACACACTCAGATGCTCTTCAGATAAATACGGAGCCCCAACAACATGACCATGTTGCAACACGTAGCCAGCAATTGCCTCACGTTCGTCTTCGGGATACCCCAAGGCTTCCAGCCCCTTTTCAAAGACATGACACACGATCTTCTCATGGCCACCACCAACGAGTGTTTTCATTGTCACCAAACCGAGAGCAGGTTCGGCACCTGTTGTATCACAATCCATCATGAAACTAATCGTGCCAGTCGGCGCGATAACCGTCATCTGCGCATTGCGAAGCATTGGATCTTGTTGATAGTCACCCAAAACTGCCACCCATGTCTTATGCAACAAATCTTGAGAATTCAACGCCTCAGACACCTCAAAGTGCTGTGACAGGATTCTTTCAACGTGTCCGCTGTTGTTTTGATAAGCGCCAAAAGAGCCAAGTTCTTTAGCCAAGTCATACGATGTGCTATATGCAAAACAGTGTATGTACGACATGAGTTTTTGGCCAAGACATCTTCCCTGTTCGCTGTCATATGGAACGCCCATCGACATCAACAGCGCTCCTAGGTTTGTCATACCCAGCCCAATTGTCCGATAACGTTTAGTTGTTTTGCCGATTTGTTCCGTTGGATAATCAGCCATATCAACCAAAATATCTTGCATCACAAAAATATCGCGCACCTGACTATACAATTGCATACCATTTTCATACGTACCATTGTCCAACAAATTACGCCAAAATATGGCATTCAAACTGGCCAGATTACATGCAGTATTGTTCAAAAAGAGGTATTCACTGCAGGGGTTCGAGGCATCAATGTTACCGTCGGAAGCGCAGGTGTGCCATCGATTGATCGTGTCAGTAAATTGGACTCCAGGGTCACCACAAACCCAACACGCATCGGCGACCTCATCAAGCAAATATTGTGACTCCATCTGTTTATCCGTATATCGGATTGAGTGGTTGGCATTCTGAAAGTTGATCGAGTCGTATGCAGAATGCTCTTCAACAAATGAGTTCGAATACCCCTGACGCATCAACGCTTGGGCTTTCTTTTCCTCGATAGCTTTGCATTCGATAAATTCTTTGGCATCAGGATGCGAGGCGTCCAGGCAAACCATTTTGGCGGCTCGACGTTTTTTGCCGCCACTTTTGATGGCGCCAGCGCTTGCATCAAATGCTCGCATGAACGAAACCACACCACTGGCACACCCACCACCTGAGATGGGCGCTCCCTTGTGCCTGATATTGGACAGGTTGACCCCTGCACCACTGCCTTGCTTAAAGATAAACATCTCATCTCGTTGCAATTGACAGATCGACTCCAGCGAATCTTCGACTTCATTGATAAAGCAAGCCGATGCTTGCTGAACCTTTTCCGGCGTCCCAATGTTAAACCAAACAGGTGAGTTAAACGCCCATTTTTGCTCCAACAGCGAACGAATCGTGCGCTCTCGAAACGACACACCATTCCTTTCCTCAAAGAACGATTGATACCCATTGGCACTGCCGTATTCCATGATCGCGTCGATGACCCGTTCAAAAACCTGGACGATGCTGTGTTCGCGCTCTTCTGTCTCCAACTGACCCCAAAAATATCGGGAGGCACAAATATTGACAGCACGCTGGGACCAAGATGCGGGAAACAGCACGTCATCTTGTTCAAACGTGATTTGGCCAGTGGTATGATCTTTGATTTCCGCTCGGCGCAGTGCCATTGGCACACCATAGGCGGTTTCCACTTGAATTGTGTCGATGCCCATATCGACTCCTATTTTTTAAGGTGTAAACAGTTTACAGGACAAAACACTCAGTGCCAGATCTGACTCAACGATGTTTTGCTCTAAGTATTGAAACCATATGATTCCACATTTGAGACTCATTTGAAAGGGAATTCGTGCCGACGCAAATGTATGGGTATACAGCCAGAACCATTTCCTTGTTGCCCTATCGTCTTTGCATAAACGCTGCCCATTTGCTTTGTAAAACATGCAACACCGTGTTGCTCACAGTCAGTGACTATCTGTTCCATCCACTCAACTTCCATCGGACGCGCACCCTTTTGAGATTCACCACCGACAATAACCCAGTCAAGTGCAGGCAACCCGTTGGTATAGGGATTAAGTGCTGAGTAAGGAGTCCCGTTGGAGGTAGCAACACCAAGCAAATCCACAGGCCCAATCAAAGGTTCACATGAAACAAACCGTGTGTGTGCAGGACAGTGTAACAATGCCTCAATCCGATGGGTGGCCTTTTGGTCCTCCACGCTTGTACCCAACCAGATATTTTGCCCAAATGAATCAACCAAAGAAGGATGGAGTTTAGGTGCTTTGAAACCGGAGATGCCACGAGCAAACGCCCAACACAATTCAACCATCGAAAGATCACTTTGAGCACACAGGTCGTCGAGCCAGCAATAGAACTGCAATGCACGAAATGGTCGCTTCGTCAGCACCTGAAAGGTATGTCGAGGTGCCGCGCACATGATTCCATAAACAGCTGCAATCTGCTCAAACTCAAAAACTTCAAAAAACAAATCACTCATTGAGTTTACGAAAATCTTTTGCGGCGCCTTGCGGGTGAGCGGTTCATGTAATTTCGATTCAACAAACAAACCATTTCCTGTCCATTTCCCATTTTCAGTCATGCCCTGGAATGGACCTGATTCATGGTTAAATCGACTCGCTGTTTTCTCGGCGTAACAGTTGACACATCCCTGAGAAACGCGCCGACAACCCCTCATTGGGTTCCATGTCGAATCGGTCCATTCAATTTTTGTTTTTTGCATAGAAATCTCCTTCTTTTGGTTGTTATCGGGCAACCCCAAAAAATGTTGCGCGTAAAACATCAGCATGCGTTAGGCAATCTTTTGTTTGCCAATGCGCTGGTTTGTAAGTTTTTTGGTTTTTCTGTCTGGCTTGGATGTATTTGAACAAAGTCTTAAACTTTGTTCAAGGGTATTTTCACCAATCTTCTTGATCAAGGCTATCTATTAGATTTATGATCGGAAAATGATCTAAGATGTAAATATGTTCAGTATATATAAGCATGCAAGCAATGAAAACGAAATGAACTTTGAACAATTCATATGATTCGTGCCATGCTATGCACACTCAACGGAGATATTATCCATGGATTGGAACGCTCAAATTGAACCATTGACCCACGTGGAACGTCAAACAATCATTGATGCCATTCTTGCTTTTTGTCGCGCACACAATTTGACTGATGCAGCAATAGCTCAAGCTGTTGACCTGTCAAAAGCGTCGATCTCAACGGCGAGAAACAGCAAGAAGCCCTCGCAAACGACGATCATTAAACTGTGTCAATTGTTCGAAATACGGTTTGCCTCCACTGTGGCGTGGTATCGCTGGTACGAAGCATACAAGGACGTTATTGGAACCGAGCCTGAATTATGACCAAAGAAGCTATTGTAATCACCATTGCCACTCAAAAGGGCGGGGTTGGCAAAACTACCGCAGCTGTCAATATTGCACACGGTTTTGTGCTCCAAGGCAAGTCAGTGTTGTTGGTTGACCTCGACAGTCAGGGCAACGCTACATTCTATTACGGAGTCGATGACCACAGGCATGGGAAAGACCTCCATGAGGCAATTATTTGGGAGGAATTGGGTTTTGAAGATGAACCGCCACCAACATCACCAAGGATCGTCCAAACTGATTTTGGCGTCGACATCATGCCTGGTGGTGCATTTCTTGCCAAAACAGAAGCCCACCTGCATTCAATGCAATTTAACGCCCAGCAACTCGATCTGATTATCGAAAGAGAGTCGTTGCGCGAAAAATATGATTACATCATCTTCGATACAGCTCCATCACTCGGGCCAATGACTTTCAATGCCTTTGTAGCCTCTGACCGCGTGATCATCGCGATCAATTGCGATGCCGCCAGTATCCTCGGGATGAAGCAAACCATGCGAACGATGAAGAGGGCCAAAGATGCAATGAATCAAAGCCTGAGTCTCTGGGGGATTTTACCCTCCGAATATGACGTGAGGAACAATCTGGATGTGCAAATCCTGGAGCAAGTACAAGCCTCATACCCCAACCACGTGTTGCCCCTGATCAGAAAAAACATTAAGGTGAGAGAATCTGTATCGTTCCAAATGCCTGTTGTGGCCTATGACAAGAATTGTTCTGGCGCGCAGGACTATACAGCCCTTACCAAACATCTGCACGACATGGAGCAATAAATGGCGACACGCAAAATTCGTAAAGCCACCCCTGACAACTTCGTTTCCTCAACTGAGGAGACGGATGAAGTTTTTGACGCGATCACTGGCACACCCAAAGGCGAAGTGTTCAAGGAAGAACCTCTCGCACTGCACACATTAACTATGAGCAGCTTAACCCAACCCCGTGTACAGTTGCGACAGGATGTTATTGATGATTACGCTGGCAAGATGCACAAAGAACGAGGGCGTACAGGTTGGGTGATTAACCCAATGACGAAGAAACGATGGGAACCGATCGTTGTGTTCACCGATGGCGACAGTTTCTGGCTGGCTGATGGATACCATCGAGTTAAAGCAGCTCAAAAACGTGGCCTGCAATTGTTCCAAGCCAAATTCAGAAAAGGAACCAAATTTGATGCTTTTAAATTTTCATTGAGCGTCAATGAAAACCACGGGCTCAAAAGGTCAAAGGGCGATCAAGCGCATATTGCCCGCAAAGCATTGCTCGACCCACATCTGCGTCGGCTCTCCAGCAGAGAATTGGGCGACCTCACGTTGATGTCGCACACCTATATTTTAAAAATCAAAAAACAAATGATCGCCGATGGACTCATTCCTGACGATGAGACTGTCAAGGGTGGAGACGGCAAAATTTACCCTGCAACAGTCCCCCAGGAACCGACACAGCCAATGGTGCGCAAAGCCGGTAGCAAAGAACTCCCTGGGGCAACTGAAGAACCCAGGGTGCAAAAGATTGATAGTTCTGGGGGCGATGAAGGCATCGTTGAAGTAAACGTCGAAGAACAGGAAATCGAGTCGACAAGAACATGGCGCGAAGAACTGGAGACTGTTGCTGATAATATCATCAGTTTTGATGAAGCCGATGATACGCACTGGGCGGTTGAATGCGCAATTGTCGTACCGAAAGAAGATAAACAATGGTCCTGGGCGATCGAACATGGCACCAAACTGGAAGGGGCAGATGCGATTTTGCTCATTCCCATGCCACCAAGTCATCTGTTGTTGGATTTCATGTTGCGTGTAGATCGAGAACAACGAATGAACAACGCGTACAGCCATGTCCATTATTGTATCGTGGGACGCGAAAGTTGGCTGGTGTTGTCCAAGACAGATATAGACGGCGCCAAGTTTTATGCAGATTTTGATGATCTATTGGCTGCCGTGGGGATAGCGGCCTATCGAACTGTGGAGATAAGAACGAAATGATGGAGATATTCATGGATGACAAGAAAAAAGAATCGCCATTGGGAGTTGGTTATGCTTCCAATGACGATTCCGGTAAAACCTACGTTTTGCGTGCCTCAGACGATATCCTAAAGCAATGGTATCGTCAAGTTATAACTGATCTGAGCCTAAGTGGGCATGCGGGCCGGATTTTGATCGCATGGAGCGTAGTTTCAATGCACGATGATGGTACGATAAGACCAATACATCCCGATTTTTATGACAACTTCAATAAAAACGGGGAGTTAACACAGCCCGGTGCAATCAACATAACAAAGAGCACCTACTACAATTATCTCAAAGAAGCCCGAGACTCAAAACACGTTCGGAAAATTGGCGAATTCGATGTAGAGTTGTCTCGCTTTGATCAGAAGACCGACACTAAATCATATGATATCTACGAATTGGTTTTGTTCGGCGAATAGATCCGCAACCACTCGATGGGCTGGTTACCTATCGATTTCATTTCACTATAGGAAAAACTTACGATGCGTAAAATCAACATGTCGCGATGGAATCGCGAAATGCTCAGGGACATGTCCTTGAGTCCTGCACAGTCACGTGTGTGCCTTTCGATCTTTGGCGTATGCGATCTAGATGATGGCACTCATTGGTGCTCGTATGACACATGGGCAGGCGCTCAAAATCAAGCGTCAAAGGCTGTAATCAAACGTCACATTCGCGATGCACCAGTACGTCGCTGGCTGGAGCGCGTTTTGTTATACGAGGATGGGAACCGAAAGCACTTTCTCTATGTATGCTTGTTCCCTAATGAAGACCGTGCAGAAGTGTTCCAATCCCTTTTCTCGAAAAAAGGTTGGAACTACCACAAGACCCAAAAATATTGGTTTTGCATCAATCCCATTGACGTTCAACACGTAGTTCTGGCAAGGCTCTCTGATACTCCAGCATATCGAGATTGGACGACTCCATATAAGAGCCACACAGCCCCGGGGATCGATATGACCCCCGGGGAGAACCCCGAGGTCCATATCGATCCCCGGGAAAATAAAGAGGATGAAAATCAATCACTTACGCCGGGGATCGATATGGACCTCGGCGTGCAAAATCCGCCAAATCCCGGGGATCAAAACGATCCCCTATCTTTGTTAAAAGAACAAGAAAGTAATAGTGTGTGTGTAGAGTATATAGAAGATCGATGTACGGACACACACACTCAAAATTCTTTTTCTTGTTCTCTGAACGAAAACAATCAATGTATTCAGACCGAACCCCTACAGGAAGATGGGGTCTTGCTGGATTGGTTGCTCAAATCATCGAATCTTGAGCAAGCGGAGGCAGAGCAACTGTTGGAACCATTGTTGAGATCTTATCGAGGTCTCAACCAAATGACATATCGCAAACGTTTGGCCGAGATTTTCAACGGAAAAACGTTGGACCAACAGGGAATCGTCAATCGACTCCAGGTCCATATGACATCTGCAGGCGTAACAAAACTGGATGAAGAGCAGGCGAATTCATTGCTGACAGGGACATTTTTGTATCTCAATTTGGGCGAACAATGGTCAGTGCACTGCAACGTTGACAATGTCCAAGCCAAGAAAGTGCTGAAAACGATTCCACAGTTGGCTGCTTGTATCCAAATGGTCGACAGTTGGCGAGCCTTTGGCAGTTGGGTTGCAATCCGAAACGAGTTGTACGGCCAATTGTCTGGCCAATGTGCCAAAATGCCTTGGACCAAGCAAAACTTCAATATTGCTGAAAACTTTGGCAAGGTTTGGTCTTGGATGAGCGTAGATTTTGGGAACAAACAAACGGCTAGGCGAGAAGAACATGGGGTAGACTCAGTTCCAACTCGAACGAGTGAGCAAATTGAAAATATTTTGTCGCGATTTGTTCCGATGGACAGAGCCACAGCATCTGGAGCCCGCATGATGTCGATCCCTGCCACTCATCCGTTGCCCCAGCAATATTGGTTGCTGGGGATGGAGGACCGCGTTTTGGGGCGACTGAATGCCGAAGAGGCGCGTTTAATTGGCTGGGTTGGTTCGATTCCGGCAAAACTCAATGAGGCAGCATAATGGAACCAATGGAATTGAGCTTTAAAGATCTGACAACGCAACTCCTTGATAAAACCAAATATTCAAAACAACGCCCGGCATCGTTGGAGGCGGAAATTCGTCTCATCACGTGTTGTTTGGCGGATAACATTCGATACGATTCATTGTCTGGCCGCATCCGCGCGGAGCATTTTTATTATGTCGGTTTGCGCCACGTGTGGGATGCAATTGGCGAATTGTTGTCGGGCATGGAATTGAACATACGAGACAATGACACCCGCCAGGACATCAGCCCGTTTATGCTCAAGGGGCATTTGAAGAAGATGGGGCGTTGGCAATTTATCGAGTTGGAACTTCAAGAGTATGAAATTGTTTCCTCTGTTGAGGATATCTTCAACTACGACAAGGACGGTGAGCCGACTCATTACGCTAAAATGATTGTTGAGTGTTGGCGCCTTCGCACCCTGAATGAGTGCGCTGAACTGATGTCTCGAATGATCGCGGAGGGGCGAGATAGCAAAGATGTAGCAAGGGTCATGGGCAATGCAATGACATTAACATCCAAAAACCAAGCAGGGGACGATGCAGCTTCGCCAGCAATGGTGGCCGCAATAACAAAGAAGGAAATTTACGATGAGCTTGATGGTGATGGCTACAGTATCTGCGTTGAGATGCAACAAACAGTTCTGAACGCAGCGTTCTGTGGTGCGTTAAGATTTCGCGAGTGTTCCATGTGTTGCGGTTTGACTGGCCATGGCAAGACTTCTACAGCGCTTGCGGTTATTCAGGAAGCGTCTCGGATTGGGGCTATGACTTTGATGTTCTTCGCTGAAGGGTCTATCCGAGATATGGTCATTCGATCGTTGGTCGCGCGGTTTAGCCACCGTGATGAAAATCGGCAACTTCGTCGGGAGTATCCGTTGCTGAATCCAAAATGGCTAGAGAGTCCAAGTTTGGTGCCGGAGCGACATCGACCTGCGTTTAAAGAACAATTGGACCGAGCGCTGGATTGGTATGCTGAAGAGTCCGGCTTGTATCTCAAACAGGACATCAATCTCGTTGCTGAAGATATTCAACGATATATTCAGATGCGACGAGCGATGGAGCCCAAGCGTCCGATGGTGGTCATTGTTGACTATGCTCAATATTGTTCAGTTGAAGACCCATTCGTTCGTGGCGAAACCGAAAACATCTCTGGTGCGGTGAAGCTTCTTAGCGCATGCGCAGCCAATTACGATTGTGCCATGATCATCTTGGCCCAACACAATGAAGTTGATGACCAGATGCCCTATGCGTGTCCCCGCCCCAATGATGTTCGGCAGAGCAAAGACCTGCATAAGGTGCCAGCTAACTTTACGACGGTACACAAACCCTACGATGGTCATAGTTCGTCGCACCTGAACTCATTGGTGGTCTTTGACGTGGGTAAAAATCGCAAGGGGAAGCAGTATTATGTGATGGCGACGATCGATTACGAGACAGGGGCGTATGGGTGGTTTGATGGCGAATTGGATGCACAGGATATTGCCAAGATCGGATTGCAACATCGAAAACGCCTGTACTCTCACAACTGGCGTGAGTTTATCAATGGGCCACCAGAGCAGGACTCATGAACGATTTAACCAAGACTGAATTGAGCAATCAGGTGAAGGCGCTCGATACTCGCGATGTTGCTGAATGGTTGGGATTGCGCAAACACAGACAAAAACACAAGTGGGGCTGTCCATCGTGCGGAATTGATGGTGATGGCGAAGGCGACAATCTCAATATTAACGTTGATTCAAAAGGGCCAGGCGCACGTTGTTGGGCATGTGATGCGGTGTTTTCTAATCAGGATCTTGCAATGCATGTGCATGGCATTGATTTTATGGATGCAACCATGACTATTGCTGATGCGTTTGGCATGCAATATCCAGAGGTTTGGCGCGAGACGTTTGTGCCAAAGCAACTGCCAAAGGCGACGCCCCGTGTCCACCAGCGTTCAGAGAAACAAGTGCGCGAGGAACCGGATGCTGAAACTGTTGAGCGTTTGTGGTCAAGTCGTCAACAGGTGTTGGAGCATATGTATTTTGGATGTGAATTGGGTGAACGAGCCAGTGACTATTTGGTAAGCCGCAATCTCGATCCAGGCATGTGCTCGCAATACTCCGGGCTTGTGAGTGTCGAGAATATCGAACAATGGCAGGCTTTGGCGCGTGAATTTGACAACGACCAGTTGAGCGTTGCTGGTTTGAAGAAGTTGCACTGGTCCAATGTGTATCCATTTGATGCGCCCTTTTTGGTGTTTCCCTACCTGAATGAACAAGGGCAATTGAATGCGATGCGGTTTGGGGGATTTGCTGAAGGTCGAAAAGAGGGGCGCCCGAAATATATTGGCCAGGTCTTTGGATGGAATGTACCACAGTACCCATTTGGACTTTCGATGGCCAGTTTTGCAAGGGAGCATGGTCGTGTGTTGTTTGTCGTTGAAGGGGAGGTCAATACTCTCTCGGTAGCTCAGGTAGGCGAGTGTTGCATCGGTGGATGTGGTGCTGGCAGTTGGTTGAAGGACTGGGGCAAATATCTTAAAGGGGTACAAGTGGTTGTGCTCGTTGATCCAGACAAGGCTGGGTTGATGTTTGCCAAGAGTGTTTTGGAGTCGATGTTGGAGCATTGCCCTGAATATATCGAAACGAGGTTCAAGGCGTTTGACTTCCCGCGACCTGGAGGCAAATCCTTGGACGCGAATGATTTATTACAAGATGGTCGATTGGTCGAAGCGCTGGCCCACTTCAAGCAAAGGTTGGTGTTTGAGGTGTAAACTGTTTACACCTTCAATTGATAAAAAGTGATAAATGCCTTGCGTGTGTGTGTGGACATGTTTATCATGAGTTTACATTTGAGACTCATAGAGAAATTCATGCAACTGACTCAAGATCAACAACACGCTGTTGAGCAGGCACATCGTTTCATTCGATCCGATGAACAGGCTTTTGGCATCTACGGTGCAGCTGGAACAGGTAAGTCAACGGTAATCCAACGCGTCGTCGACTATCTGCTCAAGCAAAAACAAGAGGTGTACCTCTGTGCGCCGACACACAAGGCCGTGTCTGTGTTATCGGAAAAGGCACAGGAAGCGGGCCTGAGTGTGTGTACGGAAACGGTGCATAGCATGTTGAACATGATTTGTTGTCAGGATGATGACAAGGGCGAAGAGTACTTCGCGCCAAATAAGGGCTTCGATGCACCTATCTCTAATGCTGATTGGATCATCATCGATGAATGTTCGATGCTCGATAGTTTTATTTGGTCGAAAGTCTTGGAGGAAAGTCATCTCAACAAAGTTCGTCTTTTTGTGATGGGCGATAAGTTTCAGTTACCTCCAGTCCAAGAGTCAACTTCTCCAGCGTTTGAAGTCAATGGAGTTGAGTTGCTAGAGGTGGTTAGGCATACGGGTTATTTGGCGTCTCAAGTGATACAGATTCGAGAGCATATCAATGACCGGAATCCCCCTCTCGCCGCCAATGGTACGGACCCATATGGCGAGGTATTGAATATGACCAAGCCACAGTGGAGAGACCGATTCTTGGATGATTTGCGGGCTGGCAAAGATGTTATCGCGCTGGCGTGGCGGAACAAAACTGTCAACGCGATCAACGATTACATCCGCGGCAAACTCCACGGTGAGGATGCGCCACCATTTTTGCCGGGCGAACCCATTGTGTTTAACTCGCCATACGAACATCCCGAGCTTGAGCGGATGTATCGAAACTCAGAGAGGCTAGAGATCCTCACTGCAGAATGGACGCAATACAAGTCAACACCTTGCTGGCGCCTTCAACTCAGTGGTGATTGTGATGAGTCGGAAGATGACTCTTATGTGTACGCGCTGGCACCTGACCAGGAGGCCTATTATCGCGAACAGTGCGATCGTCGCCACAAGATGTACCGGGAATCAGTGAGGCATGGTCGTCAGGCCGCTAAGAATGCCGCAAAGTTGTACTGGGAGTACAAGAAAGCATTTGCTTTTGTCCGCGTAGACTACGCCACTACCGTGCATAAGAGTCAGGGGTCAACCTATGATGCTGTGTATGTTCATCAAACAGATATCCTTGGGGCCAAGCGCGATCGTTCACGGTTGTTGTATGTGGCGTATTCAAGGGCGCGAAATGGATTGTATTTGATATGAATTTTCAAACGTTTGGATTGGATTTGGATTTTGCAACGCTCGCGACCTTGCTTCAGTTTTTCAAGGAATCAAAGCAGGCGCCGACAAGGAAGTCATTGACGACATTCTTCCATCAGCAGGCTCAAGCAAAAAACCGTAAGTTTCGTTCGATCGCGTTTGGTGATCGACTGTGGCAAAAGTGCTTGGCGTTTGACTACCTTTGTGAGGCTTGGAAGGCATATCATTATCCATGGAAAACCTATACTTATGAGCGAAAACCCATCATCGAATTGGTGCGAATGAGGCCAGAGGAGCGCGCGTGCTGGGCCTTATCGAATCGACAGATGATGGATTATGAAGAATTTGGAGTGTTAACATGAACATTGTTGTGAATGTCTCGGATGAGAAGATGTATCGTGTGGTGGACGTTTGTGGCGATGAGTCAGTGTGGCCATTGCCTGCGGCGCCAAAACATACAAAACCAGGTGATCGGATTCATTTTGTTCATGGCAATGTATTGTTAGGCAGCGCCGAAATTCTCAGGATTGAACTTGATACGAAGAGAGCGTACTTGCCATGGAACGAACCGCCAGTGAATGTAATCTGGTCCGTCAGTTCGTATGAGAAAGCGAAAGTGATTCAACGGGGTGTACCTGCAAATGGTTTTGCATACATGAGTCCACCCAGCGGAATATAGAGCCCACCTGCCCCTCATCCTCAAGAGGGGCAGCCAGGCGATGATGTTTTTGACCCACCTTTTGAGGAACATCATGTGCTGGCACGCCGATCTGCATATTGGGCAGAGACCTTATTGGGTTCTGAGGTTCGATCCCTCAGCGGTGTTTATTTGCAAAAGGAGCGTTCGTGGAACGACAAATTTTTAGAAACGATGAGTGTGTGTGGTTCAAGCGTGACGGCGACGTTTTCGTTGGATGCGTGCGTGACCGGCAGGGTGACCATTATGCCATTGAGAGTGCCATCGGCATTTTTGTCATTCATCACACGCATCTTTTCAAGCTGCACAAAGGGCGAGAGCCTCGCATGGAGAAAGTGAAGTGAACAACGACAGATTTCGAGGCGCCTTGGCGAAAATGGATAAGCACGATGTGCCCGTGGGAGAATACAAGACATGTCTTATCAACGATGAACAACCTGAATGGGGAGTTTTGGTTTATAGCCGTGGCGCATCTTTAACCGTTTTGACTGAAGTGGCGGAGCTTGTTCCTGATGGTCGACTTCTTCCTGGGTTGGGCCATCCATACGATGCGTTGTTTGTGGTTGTTGGGTTGGAGCATATTGATTCAGTTACTGCTCATGTCGAGCAAGAGGTGGCCAAACTGTTTCCCGATGACCCTCGGTCACAATGGGCTTATGGTGGAAACGTGGGGAGATCGTCGTTGGCATTGTTTAATTGCATAATGCAGTTGCAGCATTCGACTCTCGGTGACGATGATGCACCGAACGATGCCGCTGACTTTGGTCGGTGTCTTCGGATGCTCGAACAAACAGGTCTATCCATCAAGGATGCCAAATTTGTCGGCTTCAAATGGTCAGTTCTTCTGTCGATGTGGCCAGTGCTTACTCAAATGTATAGACGAGAGCAGTTTGGACAACTTGGGGCTGTGCTGAGGGAACCTGACTGTGTTGCCAAGTATCGAGACAACCACTTCAGTTTTGAGTTTGAATTCGATTCGTTTGCTGCTGACCATCATGAGCTGATGGTCAAACAAGGCTTCCATTCAACGGAGATGCCCGAGGATGCTTACGATAAGGCCATCTCTATGTGCTACATTGCCCACGACCAGTCAGTAGATTTGGAAATAGCCCGAGGCGCGAAAGAGACTGAGTGCAACTGGCTCAACATCAGTGAATTGGATGACGCAACGGTCGAACGCCGACGAGCAATTGGCAAATTTGCGTTGATTCACTCAGAGGTGTCTGAGGCATTCGAGGCATATGTGCGTTCAGGAGAGTCTCAGGAACTTGCCGAAGAGATGGCGGACATCATTCTTCGGGTGATGGACCTGAGTTCATCGATGAACTTGCCGTTGTCCAAAGCGTTGACGTCCAAAATGGAAAAGAACCACAACAGGCCATACAAACATGGCAAGGAGTTTTAATGCTTATTGTATTTGAAGGTGTCGATGGTTCAGGTACAACCACTCAGGCCCGGATGCTTGCGGAAGCGCTCAAGGAGAAGGGCTTTGAAGTTCATCAGACACAACAACCCTCAAGTGGACCAATTGGTGCTATGATTCGCGACATTCTCAAAGGGGAGGTGATTGAGGATTTACAACATGGCTATGACAAGGATGGTGACAAAAAGGTTTTGGCATTGTTGTTTGCAGCTGATCGTTTGCATCATTGGCACACAGAGATCGTGCCGCATCTTAAACAGAAGCATATCGTGATTTGTGACAGATACATTCAGTCGAGCTTGGCCTACCAGGCCAGCGAAAACACCTATGGGTGGGTTCTTGGACTGAACGCGCACGTTGGAACATCTGACATTACCATATTCTTGGATGTTGATGTTGATACTGCCATGTCAAGGATTATGCAGCGTCCAAATGTGGACTTTGTAGAGAATGAAGAGTTTCTCACCTCTGTGATCGAGCAGTATCAACAGATCTTTGAGTCGTCTTATGGTCCTTTGGGTAAGGCCGAAGAAACCCTTGTGATTGACGGCGCTGCTGATGCTCAAAGCATTCATCGTAGGGTGCTTAAGTTCTGCATGAAGAACAGAGTATACAAGGATGTCTTCGGTTCATCGGCTTCGAGCCAAGAAGCGTGAGAATGGCCATGAGACCACACCTTATGTTTATATCCCCTTCAGACGCTGAGGCTTTGCACGCGAAACCAAAGCGCTTCAAACGCGCGCACTGTCATGAAGCGGGCATGTTTGTTGTATGTGTATACACACGTGATGGTGATGGGTTGACCTTATATAAAGCGTACAGGGTTGTGAAAGTAAACAAAGACCATGTGACCGTAGTCAACGATCGGAATGACCGTCGAGCCTATGGCCACAAGCGTTTCAAGTGAGCTTGTATGTCCAAGGGTGCACCAGAGCCGCAATGTGAAGAGCCGCAGACAATTGGGTTCATCCCGCTTGGGCGTTTGCACTGGCCTGGTGAATGGTCAGTGCACCCAGTGCTTCCTCCTGACGAGAGCCAAGGGACTTCTTATCAAAAAGGGGTATACCCAAACGATCAATTGGATGCGGTAGTCCAGGTCGTGGATTTGCTTTTGAGTGAAGAATGAACCAGATACAATTCAACGAAATTCTATCCACTGAGTTGGTCGTACACAACAAGCGTTGTGCACATGACTTGTACATTGGCAGGGCAGTGGGGGAACTCAAGGCATCAAAATGGGCCAATCTTGCAAGACTCAGGAAACAACATCTTCCATGGGAGCGGCTTTTTTGTTTGTTGCAGTTTGCGATGCACATGTGGCGCTCTAATTTGCTCGCTGACGTGTTTGAACTAAAGGGTCTTGCCTTGGGGTGTTGGTGCTCCCCGAAGTCTTGTCACGGACATATCCTTTACGATTTGTCAGTATCTGAGCATCCTAAGAGGCGTCTTCAGCAATGGATACGTTTTCTGGCATCCGAACTGCTTGCTGATGTTGACTTTGAATTGACTCAGGTCTGGTTGTCATCAGTTGGTTTGGATGGGCGCCCACATATTGTTGATGCCCAATGGCACGGTGTGATGGCATCAAATATACTACAAACCCCGCTGGAACCGTATCGCATCGAAGGTGGCCAAGACCCCACGTACATGTGCGATCTGTTGACTTATCACCATAAGCCAGGAGACGAGGCACCATTGCTCAAGTCTCTTCTAGATTCCAAGCAATGGTGTCTTTGGTACGAGAAGGATGAGCATACTGTTTTCTATGGGGTTCGTCTTTCGACATTGTCTTGGCTTTTGCTTGTGAAGAAACAGTGGTTGGGTGGCTCGATGGAATGCACATGGCAGTGTCGATGCTCAAATACATTCACTGCCCGTTGGGATGGTGCCAACGTAAAGTGTCCTCAGTGCAAGTTCGTTCACCAGAGCACTCATCTAAAAAGACAACTCCAAAGAAGGCTCAAGACTTTCGATACCTAAAGAGGTCACGATAAGTTGGCTTTGGTTTGAAACCAGGGGTTGGCTTTATGGCGGTGAAGTGGGCTCAGGATGAGATCCAAAAGGGATCGACGTTACCGAGGTTCAAATGGTGAAGGAGTGGCTCAGGCAGTTGAGATTTTATTTTAAAAAGTAGTGTGTGTGTTTTGGATAAACAATGTGGTTTGAATGTACAGATGCGTGGGGGAACCCGCTGAAGTGTGAAACAACTCCAGATAGGGCGGTCTTTCTCCAGTTGTTGTGGGAAGATATTTACGATCAGCGCGTAGGTTTTGATGATTTTGTCGACCAAGCACTTGGAGATATGAATCCATGGCTGGGTGGTGGAGAGATCAGCGGACTGGAGCGAAGTCATCCAGCCATGGATGTGGTCATGGGCATGGTGGAACATAAGTTGATGCGGACTCAGCAACGTTTGGCTGGCCAGGCTATTTATGATGTGACGTTGGCTGATGCTGGTAGACATTTGGGTGTTAGTCCGCAGCTCGTTCTTCAATACATCAAAAGGGGCAAACTTGATGGGATGAAAACCTATTGGGGATGGCGAGTTTCAGCCAAGGCGTTGGGGACCGAAAGAAAATAGGCCTTTGAACAAAAAACCGCTGGCAATGAATGAGTCTTAAATGTAAACTCATTGGCACAACAAATAGGAAAACAGCGAGGATATACAATATGTACCGTATCTTAGGTAAGGCTGCCGATCATCAACAGTGGTTGGAGATGAGGCGTAAAGGCATCGGCGGTTCGGATGCTTCAGCTATTTTGGGTTGCAATCCGTTTTCTTCGCATCTCCAAGTTTGGCAGGAGAAACGTTCCACAAGTGTCCCTGTACCGCAAGACACTCCGTATACTCGGTTTGGCTCTTTGGCGGAGGATTATATTTTAGGGCGTTTGAATGAGCGATACGATGAACTCATTGTAGAGGGCGCTTCACTGGGAACTTTGCAAAGCAAAGCACGACCATGGCAATTGGCCAACGTGGATGGGAAAGTCCATGAGCAACCAATTGGATTGGAGATCAAAACATGTGACCTATCATCTGCCGAGTGGTGGTCTAATGGTGTTCCTGATTATTATTACGCCCAGGTGCAGCACTACATGTCAGTGACGGGTTGGCCGGTCTTTCATGTGTGGCTTATGGTTTGCCCAATGAGCCGCGATAGCGCACTCCAGATGTTCGATGAGTTTATCTTGCCGAGTGAGTTTATGGCGAAGTTGGTCGAGGTGAGTGAATTGAGGCAGTTTGTTGTAGATCGGCATGACGACTTCATTTGCCAACTGAATAGAGCGGAACTCAAATTTTGGGAGTCTGTTTCTGGTGGGTTGACGCCACCAACGCCTCCTAAATGCGTAGATATGCGTTCTGATGATGAATTCAAGGGATTGGTTTCATTGTTTATGGCATCGCGCAAACAAGAGCGTGCGCATCGTGACGCAAGAAAGTCTCATCAGGACCAAATCATCAGTTCTCTTGGGGGCGCCACTAAAGCCTACTTGCCAGATGGTCAGTTAAGTGTCCGCGATGGTGATTGGGGCAAATATATCCAGATCTACAAGTATTGACCCTAATGAGTCTTAAATGTAGACTCATTCAGGACTGAAGCTTTTCTTAGAAGAGGGCGATTGAACGCCCGTTTATTACTTCAGGCGGAGGACAGAACCATGTGACTCCTTGATTGTTCGGAACCGGGCTTGTTCGATGCCCAATGCCATGTGAAAGGCGATTGTATGATTTATCTGAAACCATTTATCGAGGGCCAAACAATGAAGCGATAATAACAAATTTGCCGGGTGCCCGGCGCATAACAATTTAGGAGCAAGGCCCACTCGAAATCGAGTGGGCCTTGCTTGTTGTAGTTGCGTTTAATTGGTATCAATGCATCAAACTATGAGATAACGAGGTGTAAAATGAAACGTATGTGTGTTGTGTTCTTTGTTTTGTTGGGTGCGTGTTCAGCAGGGACTGACTCGCCTATGCGGGGGCCAGACATCCCTGTGGCTTTGGACATGGTTGATATGTCCTCAGATCAACCATCGAATCCGGTTGACATGTTGGATATGGTGTCTGATGCAGATAGCGATATACCAGATGTCGATATGGTTCGCTCTGAAGGGTTTGGTGCGATCAGTGGCCAGTGCGATGTTTTGGGCGTAGAACTAACAGCTGCTTCAGGGGTTTTGCGCGTTAATTCTATAGATTTTGGGGACGACCCGTATGACGATGAGGACAAGGATCTTTTGACGATGGGTGGTCAGGAAATCATCGATGATGGCAATGCTGGTGGGTCGTCTGTGTTGAGTGAGGTTTTTTCGTTCGAAGTGCTTCAGCGCTGTGAAGGAGCGACACTGTTGAAAACAGAGACAGAGATCGAATACAAAATGCAGGGTAAGATTACTGATCTACTGGTGCAAATTGATGGCGTGAAAATTGGCGTGAGTGTGACTCGGGCCGTTAAGTTCCCGCGAGACCAGGTGACAATGTTCGAATATTCACGCGCGCGTACTTTACTGGAGAAGAAGTTGGGCGATGTCTTGCTCAGCAGTGCCAATGTAGCAATGGGCGACTTATGGTCAAAGCAGATATTGCACGTATTGGCATACGATCGACAACATGCCGATGTCATCCAGGATGCCTATAATGACATCGGCGTTGACTTGACTGCGGATACCATTGTTCTGGTAACCATTACTGATGGGCAGGATGAGTTCATCTATTAGATTCATTACCAAAGGACAACTGGTTGGTCTGCCGGTTCGTTTGTTTCGTCGCCCAAGGCTTCCAGGGTTGAAACTGGGATGCCTAACCCCAAGCCTCCGTAAGAGTTACTGCCCCAGCAGTACACATTGCCATCTTCTACGAGCGCGCATGTTCTGTAGAACCCAGCTTCAACCTGAACAACTTTTCCCGGCAGCAGCACTGGAAAGGTGGGGTTTCGAGTGCCGGTTGTGTTGCCAAGGCCCAGTGCCCCATTGAAATTGTTGCCCCAGCAATACACTCGGCCCGCGAGATCGATTGCGCATGTGTGTTGATAGCCCGCTGACACATCTACAGCACCAAATTGGAGCGGTACTTCAATTGGCGGCATTTCAGCTGGCCCATCACCAATGTCATTGTTGTTTCCAATGCCAAGTTGTCCAAATTCATTTCTTCCCCAACACTGGACTTTGTCATTGTTGGTGATGATGCATGTATGTTCATATCCTGCATCAATGGTTTTTGCATTGCTGATACTGATTTGGCCCGTGATGGGTTTGTTGGATAAGCCTATATTGTCTTGGTGGCCCAGGCCGAGTTCGCCAAACTCGTTTCTGCCCCAACACGTAACATCGCCTGAATTGAATAGAACACACGCATGTTCATCGCCGACTGCCAATTCTTTGACATTGCTGGCGAGTACGTTGGGTTGTAGCGGATAATCTTCAGCGTTTCTACCTAGGGTCGGGGTATCTTGGTTGAGTCCTAGTTGTCCATATTGATTGGAGCCCCAACATGTGACTTGGCCTGTTGTCAAAAGGGCGCACGTAAATAGTTCGCCTTGTTGGACATCTGTTACTGTGGTCGTCAGTTCAACAGTTTCAAAGACATCGGAGGTTGAGTCTCCAATTGCTTGCTCACCGTTGACGACGCCTGCTTTGGCTAGTGTATTGGCACCCCAACAGACTGCCTTATCATCAGGTGTTACTGCACATGTATTGGCTCCTGTAGATTGGCCCATTCTTTTGCCAAAAACTTTAGCGCTCTTGAGCGGTACGCTCGCCGGAGACTCTCCTTGTGGGGTAGTGTTCAGCAGAGCAAGTTGACCGGAGTTGTTGCTGCCCCAACACCTTAGTTTGGTGTTGTTCAGGCGTGCGCAGATATGATTGAGGCCCATTGCGATTTCAATGGCAGCCAGCCTCCATCCTGCGACGTATTCAGTGATGTATGCGTCTTGACCAGGATGTTGAGTGATTTGGGCTCGGTATAGACGTTGTTCCCCATTTGGAAGCGCAGTAATGTCGGTGGTTGAGGTCAATAACTGCCATTGGTTGCCATTGTCTGAATATTCAAATGATATAGCCATATTGGTTTCAAGGCGCCCTTCAATCACGTCACTGGTCAGCCCAGGTCGGTCGAACGTGTCGATCGCTCGGACCACATATTGGTGTTTTTTTGGCTCGATGACTTGGATGTTATCAAGTCCAATTGCAACATGAGCTCTATATTCACCTTTGGACGCCTTAACCGTTGCTGTTTGAATTGTGCCCAGGTTAGCGTTTTGATCTTTGTATATTGTATCCAAGCCAAGATCGAGCCATGTGCCGTTGAGACAATCAGGAGAAGCGTCTTTGCAAATTTGATACTTAGTTGCCCCAGGAATTCCGCGCCATGTCAGTTGTATATGGCTTGTTGTGGCCTCAAGCTCAACGACAGGCGCTTGGAGCGTAGATGGCAATGTGTCTGCGTCCACATCCGATGTGATGTCATTGGCGGCGTCAGATGGCATATCGACGGCATCAATCATGTCGATTCTTACATCCCACTCCTCATTGTAGTTGTTGGGGTTCTCAAACAAAGTGCAGCCAGACACCAGTAGAAATAAAATACCAATTGTAAAAAGCTTCATATTCACCACCTTGTAATGAATTGTAATGATGTAGGGGTAGCACGTATGGCGACTGAGGTTTCTACAGTCAACAGATCAGCACTCAACAATAAAACACCACCCACGCCGAACAAGATAGTGCCACCAAGGGCTGTTCGACCACGCCACTGAGCGTTATTGAGTAGCGTTGCATTGCGTTCGAATTCTGTGGATGAGCGAGAGCTATTAGTTTTTTTCAAGTATTGTTCGACCTCGTTGAGTTCTCGATTCAACCAAAACCCACTCAATACACCGAATCCGATAGACACTATGCCAAGATAACCTGTTGTGCTCATGCGAGATTGCATAGTTTTTGGGCCATGGTTGGTGATAGATACATTTTGTCCAGCGCAGACGCCTTGCGCGTTTTGACACCTGTTGTCGTTGGTTTGGTTTGTGTTACTGGTTACATTGGGTTTTGTGGGCGCAGTGGTTTGGTCCGAGCCTAGGAGTTGACGGGCTCGTTTTACACGGGCAGCGCGTTCGGGTGATAGTTTAGTTTGATCGACGAGACCACAAACACGGCGTGCGTCGGTATCGCGTTTGGCATCGATGAGCATCATACACCATGAGTAGGCCACGATAGGGCGAGGCGTTGACTTCCATGTGCGCTCGAACAACACATCAGATGAGTTGTACTGGCCATCGCGAGCCTTTTGAAGTGCTTGTTCATATGTTGTGTCTTTCGCCACTGCCAAGGATGGCCAGAGCATCATAATGGCGATGAGCCATCGTATGCTTCTGTTTTTGATTTTGTATTGTTCCATTTTAACTTGTTTCCCATTTTAAGTTTTGACGAATTTTGTCTTTTTTTAATTTCTATTGCAAATCGAAGAGTGTGAGCGCTAACCAAGTCGGCGCGGATATTCGCCTGTGAGTTTGGGTCGCCGTTGAAAGTGAGTTGGGAGTTGTTGACGCTCCGTTTGATTGAAATAATGTGTGCGTGTGTTTTCGATTGATTATAGATTCTTGTTGCTATCGAGCCTGCTGAGATTTTGCCATTCAGGTTGTTAAGATTTGTTTGGTAGTCAGGCTCCTTTGGTTGATTTTGTTCACGTTCGTGAATCTCCAAAATCATCAATGCAGTGACCCAGCCAACCACAACCACAAAGGCAATTGTCATTGAAGTGCCCCGATGTTGTTTAGGCACCACGATCGGCTTTATCTCTGTTGGTTTCTCAAGCGAATTGAGCAATTGCTTTGAGTTGGCTGCTCGTTCAAAGAGAACTTTTTTCAGCATTAAATTAATGGCGGATTCTAATTGAGGGTCATGGAGATTAACCTCAAGGGATGGTCCATTGTAGAGATTTGACAGAAATCGCTTGGCCACTGAGTTTTTATGCATCTCCAATGTGGCGCCTTTGCACAGCCAGTAGCAAACCATGCCCAGGCTATACAAATCTGATTGGTGCGTGAGCTTGGTTGGGTCGATGTGTTCAGGGGATGAGCAGTCCAAGGTGCCCAGTGTTGTTTCATCGGTCGTCAACGGTTGTTGATTTCGCCCCCAAGAAGAAGAGCCAAAATCAATAAGAACGGGCCGCGTGATGTTGTTATCGCTGAGCATGATATTGCCGAGGGATATGTCACGGTGCAAAACCCCATGTTCCTTCAAGGACTGGAGCACCCCGAGCATTGATGTCAAAAAAGATTTCAGTTGAAGTTCTGTAATCACGTTACCGGATTCAAGCCATTCCCATACACTACAGCCTTCAACGTAATTCGTTACAATGTGTAGTTTGTCGTCTTTATGGATAACATCCATAAACCGCAGCATTTGTCCGTTGAGACCTTGTAGTTTTGACAACACCTCAATTTCGCGTTTGGCACGAGCCCGTTTCGTTTCGTTTGAATTGAAGTCAATTGTTTTTATAGCAACCAGACGACCTTCATCGTCTGATGCTCGCCAGATTTCACCGTTGGCGCCATGACCGATGCTTTCGTGTATCATGTATGGACCAAGGCGATTCATCGCTGCACTCGTCGCCTTGTAATGGGAGCACCTGATTCGGCCATGTAAGATAAGGCTCCACCATAGTACAGAGTAGTGCGCCTGACTCCGAATAGAGGAGCCAGTTGGTCCAGCAACTTTATGTCGTCGAGTTCGACATAAAAGTGCATGTAGTTATCAAAGATGCTTTCGATCCCTTCTTTTGTTGAAAAAGGATGCCAGTATTCGTCTTCAACCTTTTGGTTGATGTGAGCAATTACTTCTTTCGAGAACTGTTTAGAGTCGTCACCGAAGTGTTTGCTTATGTAGTCATCGAGTTGTTGTTGTTCGTTTGGTGGGACTTTGATTTTAAGGGACGATGAGTATGATTTTCCCATGATGTGGTCCTTTGAGTTCGATTGTGCAAGTTGATCTGTTTATGACGGATCGACGCAATATTTGCAACAGTTTCTTGGAAAACTTTTCTTGTACAATTTTGACTGGAAAAAGTTTCTTGGAAAAGTTTTCCAAGAAACTGTTGACTGGAAAACTTTTCTAAACTAGTCTCCTAATCAATCGCACAGGAGACCGTCAATGAAAGTGACCGCGCAAAATATGTTTGAAGCGTTAACACGTGTTCAACACGCCATTTTTCACAAAAATGGGCGCGTCCTTTTGTTTGAACAGAATGGGCAAACCTTTGTATTTGCAAGCAATAATGATTGGAACGCAAAGTGCTTTGCTCAGGTGTTGACCCCTGTACAAGCATACGCCGAAGAGGGGGAGTGTTATGTTGTGCCAGCTGGGGACTTCAGGGCAACTATCAAGATGATTGAGGGCGAAGTCGAACTCAGTGGGAACGGGCCGCATGTTGAGGTGAGTCACGGGCAGGGGACTCATTTTCGGTTTTTGGGTCTCGCTGAAGAAAGCAGACTTTTGGTTGATTCCTCGAAGAGCATGATTCGGGTTGATGAGCCAATTGCTTCTTTGAAGATGGATGGTGAGAACTTCGTTAAGTCATTGAAGTTGGCATCAGTTCGTGCTCAAGACGCCGATTTTCCTGTGCAAATCCTATCCAAAAATTCAGCCATTCGTTTTTGTGGTTTAACACGACGACAGGTGTCAATTGTTTACACCACTGGTCAGGTAGACGGTGTCATTCGTATTCCTCAAACATATTTGAGGGCTATTGAATCGTTTGTTGATACAAGCAAACAAGTTTCCGTGGTGATGTCAGAATCATACGTCAAAATCACACAAGAACAGTCAGTTTTAACGATTGGGGTCGAGGCAGACCCATTCCCTCAAGTTGAACAAGTGCTCAGCGCTTTGGAGCGCAATTCAGTATCTTGTCTTGTTCGCAAAGTTGAGGCGGTCAGAGCATTGGAACTTATCCGTCAAGGCGTGCCCCCCAAGATACCAGCGTTCAAAATTGGTTTTGATGGTGAAGAGCTTCGCCTGGTCGCACCGGATTTGAACGGCAGAATTGTGGTTGAAACACCTCTAAGTTGTACCAACCTCATTGGCAGTGTCCAATGGTCTACGATGAGATTGCAGCAACCTTTTGTTGCTAATGCGCTCAAAAACATACCAACCAGCAACGTTAAGTTGTTGTTTCCAGATAATAAATTAGAGCCTTTGATTATTCAATCCGACGATGGGCTTGTTAGTCAGATCGTCGCACCGATGAGATGAATTTATGCAGCGTATTGGTACAGGGCGTAAGCACGCTCGGCGTCAGAAAAACAAAGTCGAACGTGGTACTTTGGTGAAACTCAACAAAAAAGAGTTGCCCCTTAGAAGGGTTCGTTATCAAAACAATGGAGGGGTGCCCTTGGCGCTCATGCCATCTTTCTCTCGTTGGGAGTTTCTCGTCCATATGCTTGACCATCAGGCGATTTTGCGGCGGCGAAGAATGGATCGTGAACACAATGGCCTTTGGTCCAAACGGTACGGTAACGTGCGATGAAAAAGATACAGTCAGTTAAGTTTTCAGGTTTTGCCCTGCTCAATGAACCTCGCCGTCGGCATGGTCAGCCAACAGTATTGTCCGTCGATCCCATGACTGGCGCACGCCAGATGCGGGATGAGATCGTGTCGTTCAATGCGTTGCCACCAACAGTCAAGTCGATTGTCATTGAGCCAGGTCAGGCGGTTTTAGCTGTTTGTGATTTGCAGGCGCAGTTTGCAAATGATGAATGTGGTCAGATTCTGCTCGGACATCAAGCAGGTGCAAACGGGTTGGTTGCATCGACCGTGGCTATCGCACCTGGAAGTTCCTTTGATAAGGACAACCCATTGTGTGTGTGTTTGCGTAACTGTGGTTCTTCTCGACTGCATCTGGGGGTTGAAAGCACCTATGTGCAAATGTGGACTGAAGCTTGCGTTAGTATGGGACCGTCGAAGACTTTGAGTCGGCAACGTTTGAGTGAGTTGAGAGCGCTTGTGGGCAACATGGAGTTACATCTCCAACCCAATCTCCCCATACAAATGACGGATACTGACATCGCACTGAACAATCTTGAGTTATTGAAGTCGGTTCTCGCTGACTTGGAGGATGAACAATGAAAGCCTATCAAGACTTGATTCGACACGTTTTGACCAATGGTTGCGAAAAAGAGGGCCGAAATGGCGGCACTATTTCGGCCTTTGGAGCAGAGATGAAGTTCAATTTGCAAGATGGGTTTCCGATTGTCACGACCAAGGCGATCTTCTTTGGCAAGATGCTTGATGAGTTGCTCGCATTTTGTCGTGGCCATATCTATCTGGATGAATTTGGCAGCGCTCGTTCATTCTGGGCACCATTCGCCGATGAACACGGATGCCTTGGCCCTATCTACGGTTACCAGTGGCGAAGAGGGAAATGGGCGACTGGAGACAATGAGGGCGGCCATAAGGTCGTGGAAATTGACCAACTCAAGCAGGTGATTGAAAATATCATCGCACACCCATATTCACGTCGACACATTGTGACGTCGTGGAACCCCGGTCAAAACGACGAAATGGGTTTGCCCCCTTGTCACTCGTTTTTCCAGTTTAATGTGCGCCCCGCGATTAGTTTTATTAATGACGAGCGTCAGATTGCGACCACTCGTGTGTATTTGAATGCGTTGAAGAACCTTATGGGCGAAGAGGAGTTCATGGCATTCTACGATGGATGTGCTGGTCCTGGTGGTCAACTGTCTGCCTTGGCCATTGCCGAAGGTGTTCGTGAACGTGGTCTTCCTGACAAGTTTTTGAGTTGTAAGATGTATCAGCGTTCAGCTGATGTCTTTTTGGGTGTGCCGTATAATATCTCGTCTTATGCAACTTTGACGCATATGGTCGCGCAGGTGACAAACTGTTTGCCAGGTACGTTGTATCATTCGTTGGGCGATTCGCATTTGTATGACGAACATATCAACCAAGCGCTCGACATCCTGGACCGAGACCCTCATCCATTGCCAACATTAAGGCTGGATCGTTCCGTCAAAGATATTGACGAGTTTGAATCAACTCATTTTCATTTGGAAAATTATACCTCTGAACCGTTTATGCCCGCACCGTTGATCGCGTGAAGCAACTCGAACCTGAGACGCTCAAAGCAATTGCGATAATTCGTTGGATAACACGCCCAGGCCAACTGACTTATCGTGGCGTTCGCATTTATCGATGGCATGGCTTCACCTACGGGGTGTGGCACAATAGGACTATGCGAACTTACAGCACTTTTTACGGCGCACGTTGTGCCATAGATGGAATATCGTGAAGAATTTGGATGAAAAAGAAGTGATCGAAAGCGCAAAGCGTTGCGCAAAGCGATATGAGCACGCCAAACTTGGTGATTCGACGTGTCCGCATCCCAAGTTGTTGCCCATGGTCTTGCTTAAAGCGAAACAAGAATGTTTTGAAGCGGCCCGAAATCTTGAGTCATTGACATGGGAATGCCTTGAAACCGTTCGGAAGTTGCAAAACCAAGATAACGAGCGTTTGTTGAAGGCTGAACGTGATTCGTTGAAAAATGCAGCAATCCGATATTTTGACCGAGCAAAGCGGTATCGTGCAGTCTTGGAGGGCCAGGTGTTGCCGGTCTTGGGGATTGAAGTGATTCGATACAAATGGCCCAAGATTCGCGTTCAAAACGTGTTGACGGCCAAAATCCCAAACAAATCCATGAACAATCAATACAGGATTTGAAAATGGAACGCGTAGTTATTGAGTCGCCCTTTGGCAGCGATGATGATGAGATCATTCGGCGAAATATTTTGTATGCTCGTCTTTGTCTAAATACAGTGTTGCACAAAGGACATGCTTGTTTTGCCTCGCACCTATTGTTCACCCAGCGATTGGTTCTTAATGACAATGTGCCAGAGGAGCGTGCGTTGGGTATCACTGCAGGACTTGAGGTTGTACGTGATTTTGAGGCGACTTATGTGTTCTCCGATTTTGGTGTTACACCAGGTATGCAAGAAGGCATTGATGCTGCTCATCAGTGCGGTCGAAGGGTTGAAGAGTATCGTTTGTTCCAAGTAGACTGTGCCCATGTCAAAACAGCTGAAGAACTCTGGCAGATGGTCAAGATTTACTATGATGATGCTGAACTCTGGCACGATATGCTCTTTGACGAAAAAGATGACATGTTGTTGGCAATGGAACGAGTAGAGCGCAATGCCCAAATTGCATACCGATGGGTAGTTGGTCTTTGTGTGCCCCTCTTTGTCGGCGCATGTAATTTCGTGGACCAGGGGTACATAATCGCTTGGGTTCTTGTTGGTTGGACTGTCTTTTTGTTTTGGGCATTTGTTTTCAAAATTATCGATTTGCGAGAAGGGGTTTGAAGTGAGTGTGCAAGAAATCAGTATCTCCAAATTGACGCTCGATCCTGAGCGCCAAATGCGCGTCCACGGATGCCGTCGACTTGTTGTTAAGAAATATGCGGATGCTCTTGAGCAAGGCGCTGAGTTTCCTCCAATTATTGTTGTGAAGATCGACAAAGAGTTTGTTGTGTGTGATGGATTTCATCGCATATCAGCGCACGAATCATTGGGTCTTAAAAAGATCAAGGCGTCCATTGAAGAGGGCGACGAAGTGTTGGCCATGGAGCGTTCATTTGCTGCAAATGGTGCTCATGGCGAGTCCAGGTCGAAAGAAGATGAAGAGATGGCGTTGATGAAGATGATTGCGCACCCCGTCATTGGCCAGCGCTCATTGCGCGATCTGGGCAAACTCGTTGGGTTGAGCCACACCAAAGTTAGCCAAGTCAGAAGGCAGATGGAAGCATCGGGCCTGATTGAGCCCAAAATACAAACGTTGGGCAAAGACAATAAAATGTATCCTGTTAAAAGCGTGAATGCCCCCGCGGAGGATGTCAACGATTTGGTTGAAGTTGAACGCCCTCAATTTGCTACTGCAATGCCGCCTGACCAACAGGAGAGAAACACACACACAACAAACATTTTACTCTCAAGCAAAAGCAATGAGTGGTATTCGGGCGATGAGCGTTTGTTGAAGGTTTTACATGGCTTCTTTAAGGATGGGATCGACCTCGACCCAGCCAGTTGCGCATACGCCAATGAAACCTTCATCAAAGCAGCGCGTTTTTACAGCGAAGAAGATGATGGATTGAGCCAACCATGGGACGCTGAGCGACTTTGGTGCAACCCACCGTATGGTTTGGATGACGAACATCAATCCAATATGGGCAAGTGGTCGTCGCGTTGGTTGGATTCAGTTGGGAACATTGGAGAGAGCGTAGAAGACATCCTGGATGCAGGGATGTTTGTTGAGGGTTTACTCCTTGTGAATGCTTTTGTGGGTGCCAAGTGGTTTGAGCGACTTTGGAGTGAGGCATTCATTTGTTTCCCCAACTTTCGCCTCAAACATAAAAAGGCGCCTTGGATGAAGCAAAAGGACCAACCATCACACTTCAGTGCCATTTCTTATGTTGGCCCTCGATATGATGAATTCAAACGCGCTTTTTCCGTACTTGGTCGAATTGTGCCCCCTTCTGAGACCTTTTGTGGCCATTCAATCAATCACGAATTGATACTTGAAAAGGTGTAAACTGTTTACACCTCTGATGGGAGAGTAGAAAATGGCGAACAACGGGCTCGGCTTTGAAGAGTATTTGAGCACATTGCATAGCTTGTATCAGAAACAAGGAAAAGCGCGTTTGTGCAAAACGACCCCACCGGTGAAGGTTTTGGTTAAACCATTGCCTGGTGGGGTGCTTAATGCTCTGAATCGTTTTTTGATTCGGTGTAAAAAGTATAAGTTTGCCAAGTTTTTTGCAGGTGGAGCAAAGGGTAAGGGGCATTTGTTCGCAGGCTTTTTTGAAGCTATGGGTGAACCAGACTTCAAAGGTGTTCTCAAGGGGGGCCAGATGGTTTCTTTTGACGCAAAGCATTCAACGCAAGAGCGCTTTCAATTCAAAGCACTACTGAAGACTCACCAGACCGAGTCCATGACGCTTGACGTCCGCCTGGGCGCGCTGTGCTTTTATCTCGTCAGACATGGGCGCTCTGATTACTTGCTACCAGTCAATTCAATAGGGGAGCATCCAGCTGCTCTGTTTGGAAAAGCGTCATGCAAGTGGGCGGATTTGGAGGCTTGGCGTATACCTTCGGGCCAAACATGGTTGGATGTTGTTCATGAGTTTTGCGAACGTTGGAGAGCTGCGTGAGGTACAGAGAAACTGCCCCTGATGTGTTGGTGTGTCCTGAAAAACGTTGTCGTTACGTCGAACGTGCGCTTAAGTCTCAGATGACGCCCTTTGAGCGCTCGATCTGGGACCATATGTCTGTTTCGGAACGAGTTAAAGCAAACGCATTGGCACTGGGGAAGGTTCTCACTCAGGATGATATGGGAGCCTTGAGGAGTTTATTTAGTGACAAGTCGTTAAGTATGCAGGTTTTGCATTTTGTCTTTGCCCTGGTTGAGAGTGTTGATGATGCAGTTTTGCCCTGGTTGTGGAACGCGTTGGTGCGTGATGAGCGTTTTCACACATATCAGGTCATTGATGGCGCAACTTTGCTAAAGCGGCACGAGAATTGTTACGAAAGCCACTTACTTTTAGTGCTCGCGCTGTTGTGGTTGGATGATTGGACCGATGATGATGAAGTTGTGCGGTTCGAACCTTTAGCCCGAGTTGGGAAGGTGTTTGTGCCCGGCACAAAAGTGCAAGAGTTCAACTCGGCTTTTGTTTTGGAACTGTTCACACACTGGTTTCTTGATAAATGGTCAAACCACAATGATTGTTTTCTTCAGCATGTCGTAGAGGATGACAGGCATGAAATGTGGAGCGATCTCAAAACTTGTTTGGTAAAACAAGACCCATACGATTTTTTGTTTGAACTCGATTGTTTGAGTGCTCACGTCGCACATGAGCGTTTGTCGGAACTCGACAATTTGTTGGCTCATATCATTTCATCAGCACCAATGGTTGTTGAAAACAAGGCCGAAACTTCATGACAGCCTATGCCACTTATAACGAAAATGACCTTCAAGATGTGTGTGTGGAGCTTCTCAACGCAACATCTCACTCGTTCGATAGCGCACCTCCGCGACCCATGTCCATGTGGTGGGAGATGTTTTTAACTCAAGACCAACTGATCAACCGCTTATTGTACAGAACGTGCAATTTGTATGGGCTGTACCTATGGAGGGTAGCGTGGAGAGATTGAAATTTGTTGACTCCAGCGGTCAAAAACACACACGCGAAGAACTCGAAGATGTTTTGATTCTCGATCTTTGTAAAAACCTCAAAATAAACAAACAAGATGCTCGGGATAGAGCCCGCCAATGTATCCGGGCATGGGAAGTCACTGCATCAAAACGTGTTCGAGGCCCGCGACGATATGCGTCCGCTCAATTGGCAATGGAGGCGTATCTTGAATACCAAGGGCGTTACAAATGCGCCACGGCTGGTGTGGACTTACGTGACTTGTTGGGCGTTGACACTGGTGGTCGTAGCGAGCCACCATTGGCTGATATGGCTGATTTGTACAACGTTTTTTTGGCAGCTGCGCGAAGCGCTGGCAAATTCAAATGGTATGTTTGGTTGGATAGATTTGGCAATGTTCCAATGAGCGAAGAGTTGTGCCAACAACGTCACAATGACCGGCTTCGTCGAGATAATGAGGCGTTTGTGCGTTGTGGTGGATTTCTCGGCGCCAACTTGCCTGCAAAGAGAAGCGCCAAGCACATTGGGCGTACATCTGTAGGTCAATGGTTGGCTGATGTGCAATGTGCTGTAGAGCGTGAATTGCGCAAGCGAGGCATGTATGCAGACACTGTGAGGACAAATGCAGGAGAACATTCAGATGAATAATCATGCCCAACGGATGAAGGCGTATATTTTTGCGCGTATTTCCAATTGTTCAGATAAAGAAGCTCAAAAGCGTTCCAAACTTGGACATGCACCAGGCCGCAGAGGTCTCGCATTGCTGAAAAGGGTTCGCATCTGTTTGGAGGATCTTCGTTATATGCGAGAGCATGATATTGATGTTGATGCAACTCTTGAGGCGTACAAGCGACAATGTCAGGCTCTTGAAGACCGCATCAAATCGGACAAACTTGAACTTGCTCAGGTGAAAAAAACTCTCAAAGCATTTGGCATTGCGATCGAGTACCAAGAGATGTGGGCTGCAAAAAGTCGAAAGCGTTGACTTCTACAAAGACGAGTCGCCAGTTTTTATTTTCGTTTACCCAAGCGGGGTTGCCATGATTTGGCAACCCCGTTTCCGTTCATATAGGGTACATAAGGGTGAGGGGAGACGATGCAGATACAAATATATTTGGACATTCACGTTTCCAAAGCGTGAGTCAACATCTGAGCGTTCGTTTCCCTTTAGGTGGTGCCCATGCCCCACCTTTATTGCGGGGTAGAGTAGTGGTCACTCATCAGGTTCATGTCCTGACACACGCTGGTTCGAATCCAGCCCCCGCAACTACTACTTTTTGAGACAAAACATGTCAGTAAAATCCAATAATCGTGGTGATATTGCCGAACAGGAAATTCTTTACGTTCCCATCGATTCGGTCAAACCTCACCCCAAAAACCCAAACAATGGTCGAGTTGATGTCATCGAAGCATCAATTCAGCACCGTAGTTTATACGGTGTGATTATCGTTCAGCGTTCGACTGGATATATTCTCGCTGGCGAACATCGGTGGCGTGCGCTCAAGAATCGAGGGCTTGCTCGGGAGATTCCAGCATGTTTACTGAATGTCGATGACAAACAAGCGCTTGAAATTTTGTTGTCTGATAATTCAATCAACCATCTGGGTCGGCTCGATGCTGGAGAGAGCATCGACATCATAAATGAGTTACTTGGACCATCGCCGGACGATGATGAGTTATTCGATCTGGGGTTCAATGAACGTTCCTACCAAGACTTGATCAATCAACTTGAATATCGACCGCCTGAAATATTGCCTCCAGAACCTCCCGTGCCGGACCAGGAATTCAAAGTCATCGTCACATGTGGCACTCAAGAGGACCAGTTGATGATCGCTGAACTGATGGATTCACACGGTTTCCCTTACCGATTAACTCCGAGAGACACGACATGAGATAATTATGGCGCTCAAGAAGGAAGATTTAAGCGAACTCCCTTGGGAGAGGCAAAAAGGCGAATCCGTCAAACAATACGAAGCCTTTTGCTCCTACAGGGACTTGCCAAAACCACGCTCGCGAGATCGCGCGTATCGCAAATATGCCCAATTGGAAGAAGGAAGCACCAGAAATGCTACCGGCAAGTTTTGCGAGTATATGCGGGAAAATCTTTGGGTGTATCGCACTGACGAATACGACCTTCACCTTGAACGAATCAAGCGCCATGCTCTCGAACACAAGCGCGCCCAGAGTCACGCACAGCGGGTCAATGCTTACAATGGAGCATTGGCCCTTGTTTTCAAAAAGCTCAAAGTTTTGGCCGAATCTGAGGGAGACATCGATATGTCTTTGGCCGAGATGACACGACTACTCAAAGTAGCTGCTGAAGGTTTGCGTCATGAGTACGAACCCAGCAAGTTTGAGATCGAGCATTCGGGCGAAGTCACTCAGAAATCTGCCAAGGTTCAGTTGTATCAGTTGCCTGACAATGGGCGCCGAAGGAAAAAGAAATCAGATGAGTGATGACGCGTTTGAGGTGATACGGCCAAACTCTGAAGCTCAAGAGAAGGCGCTCGCTTCGCCTGCTGATATTTTGATTTACGGTGGCGCCGCTGGCGGTGGAAAGAGTTGGTACTTGAGGGCATGTGCGATTCCCATGCTTAGCGACGACCATTTTAATGGCATTATCTTTCGCCGGACCACAAAACAACTCCGAGGTGGCGAATCCGGTTCCATGTGGGGCGATGCAAAAAAGATGTTTCGCCCTTTCGGCCCCAGAATCAACGAACAGGATATGATGCTGCGCTTTGAAGGTGGCGCTTCCCTTCGTTTCTGGCACATCGAGCATGAAAGCAACCTTGAGGATCATCAGGGGCCAGAATATGCCTATGTCGGCTTTGATGAAATCACACAGTTTCCCGAGAACTTCTTTTGGTTTCTCTTTGGACGACTGAGGTCTCTTGGCGGATGGGAGCCATTTATTCGAGGCACATGCAACCCTGACCCTGATTCATGGATAAGAGGTTTTCTCGATTGGTGGATTGGTGAAGATGGATATCCTATTGCCGAACGCGATGGAGTCATTCGTTGGTTCTTTCGTGATGAAGATGATGGTGAAATCATCTGGTTGGAAGAAGACCAGTTTGACGAACATGGTAATCCGCCCCTTGATTCTGATGGCGATCCGCCAACAAGCGTTACATTTATTGCCGCAAAGTTAGAAGACAATGCCACATTGATGGAAACAGATCCTGGCTATCGTCGAAAACTCAAGGCGATGAGTAAGGTCGAGCGCGAACGTTTCCTCGGCGGCAATTGGAATGTGGCAAACAAAACAGGCACATTCGAACATCATGTTATTGATCCCAAAGGCCAGCACATTGATGACATCCCCAAGGGGTTAAAGTGGGTCAGATATTGGGATCTCGCCGATACTGAACCGACCAAAGAAATGGCCCAATCTCGCAAGAAAAAGATATGCGAAACAGCTGGCGCCAAGGTGGCTTTGCATTTGGAACCCAATCCTTTGGGTGGTCCACCAATACAGACGCTGTATATCGGACACGTTGCTGCAAAAAAACTCAGTGGAGGGCGCAAGCAGAAATGGATGCGTGCGACGGCCTTGAGGGAAGATGATCCAAATGAAGTAATGCAAGCGATTGAGCAGGAACCCGGCGCCACGGGAAAAGAGAGTATTGCCACATACAAAGCTGTTGTTTTTGCTGGCTACGTTTTTGCCGCTGACCGACCAAGCGGTAACAAAGCATATCGTGCCTCCAGGTGGGCAGGATTGGCCGAAATACCGGGTAGAGTTGTCTTGGTCCGTAAAGGCGATGAGCCAGAAGATTGGTTCGCTCCGTTTCTTGCGCAGTTGAACAAGTACCCCAATATGTTGTTGGATAAAGTTGATGCAGTTAGCGGTGGATATGCAGTTTTAACTAAACCTCGCAAGCGTAAGAAAACAAAAGGGATTTTCTCATGAATCTGTTACAACGGTTCAACGCGGCCCTACGTCGCGAGCCCGACTGGCAGATGTTGGGTCAAATTGAGCAAAAAGAAGAACCAGACCACGCTCCAGAAGAACAACGTGGTCTGAGTTCGATCAACCAGGATCATATTCCACAAGGGACTGTGATTCGGACATTAGCCAGTGGGGGAGTGCAACGCACAAATTGGGACACAAGTCGCGCCATTCGCGATGGCTTGGAAGTTTTGCCCATTATTTATGTGTGTGTCCACGCAATTGCATCAGCCGTCTCTACGCCCGAATACCGAGTTTATGAGCGCACATCTAAAGGGGTGTTGCAACCCGCGTTTGATAGCGATTTTCAACGTTTGCTTACCAAGCCGAATAAGTTCCAGCCTCAAGGCAACTTTATTTATCGCACCATGCAGCACCTTTTGCTGGGCGGTAATGGTTTGATGCACAAAACCCGTCGGGTTACTGGACGCAAGAAGGGGCAGCCCCTTGAGCTTTGGCTCAAAGGGCCAAACGGTATTAAGCCAATTGCTCACCCGCAAAAGTTCATTTCGGTTTACGAGCATCGTTGTAGTACCGACGGCATCAGCCAAATCAAAACTTATAGCCCCAAAGATATCATCCACCTTCAAATGCCACATCCGAGTGATGAGCGTTGGGGGATGGCGCCGATGATGGCGGCAGCTGTACCCACAGACGCTGAAATATCGGCGAGCAAATGGCAGCAGTCTAAACTTGACAACCATGCCGCACCTTCCGGCATCCTGAATATTTTGCCAGAAGTTGTCGAAGAAGAGTTTCTCGACAACGACGCTGACGTGTTTGAAACCGGGCTCGAATTGATGCCTGGCATGACAGAAGACCAAAAGAAGGCGTGGCGCGATATTGTCCGTGAAGAAATGCAGGGCGCCAATAACGCAGGCAAAGTTGCTATCCTTGAAGGGGCAATCGCAAAGTTCATTCCGATGAGTATGACTCCTGCGGAAATGGATTTCATGGCTTCGCGTAAATTCAACCGAGAGGATATCCTGGCTGTTTTTGGTGTGCCACCTCCCGTAGCTGGTTATTACGAACGTGCCACGCTCAAGAACATTGACACCGCGTTTTCGATTTTTTGGCAACAAACAGTCCTCGCTTACATCGAGGATCTTTGCCAAATCCTCACATTGGGGCTGAGACCAGATTTTGGTGAGCAATATGTCGTTGTGCCAAACCTGAGCAACATCAGTCAATTGCTTCCATTGTTGGAGCGTAAGCTCAAGTGCGCCAAGCTCATGCGCGAACTTGGGTACGAAGTCGACGATATTAATAACCATCTGGGTCTTGGGATGCCCACCATTGGTTCCAAACCCAACAAAATGGCGCTCACAGGACACAATTCATGATCATCGAACTCAAAGATAGCGAATTTACACAAGAGAATCTGCTTCAAAAAAGCCAACCCCTTGAATTGAAGGCTGACGCGACAAGTGTCGAGGACATGTTTCCAGATCGAATGATCAAGGGGTATGGCTCGGTCTTTGATGTTGAAGATTGTTATGGCGACACCATTTTGCATGGTGCGTTCACTGAGACCTTGAAACAAGAGTTCGCTACAGGATTTGTGAAATTCCTCTACGCCCATGACACCAAAAGGCCCATCGGTCGGCCACTTGTCATGAAAGAAGATGACAAAGGGTTGTGGGGAGAGCGTATTGTGTCGTGTGTGCCTGATGGAGACGCTGCGTTGCAGTTGGCCTATGACAAGGTTATGGACGGACTCTCTATCGGTTTTTGGATTCGCAAGAGTAAGTTGATCGATGCTGACGGCAATGAACTGGACGAAACCGCGAGTTGGTGGGACCGGCTCATGGCCAAGCGTCACATCATCAAACTTAAGTTGGCGGAAGATTCGATTGTCACGTGGGGAGCCAACCCCAGCGCCAAGATCGACGAGGTTCGATCCATGCGTGAGTATTCTCGTTCAGTTTCCAAGGGACTGAGCGAAGATGGCTTCTTCGATGCTCGTTTTGAAGAGCTTCTCCTTGAGGTCAAAGCATTGAAGAAAACTATGGATATGATGCTCAAAGGGGTTGACCCGCAAATGGCGTTGACCAAGGCGCACCAAACAACTCAAGCACAACCTGAAGTTGTCAAATCCATCCAAGAAGATGACGAAGTGCTCAAAAATGCGCGCCACGAGATCAAAGGGATCTTTGACAGGTTCAACGAACAAACCACCTAATTTCAACCAAATTCAATATTACTTCGATGCCCCAAAGGGACTGTGAATTCACAGTCCCTTTTTTTGTGCCCTTTGTTGGCCACGGCATCAGGATTCAACACAAAAGGGAACAAAAGAGTATGACGATTACAATCGAAGACCTCCAAAAGGATCTCACCAAAGGCCTCGACCAAGTTCAAGAAACACAAAAGAAACAATCCGATGAGGTGAAGAACGAACTGGGTGCTGTCAAAACCGAATTGTCTGGTAAAATCGACGGTGTGGAAAACGAGCTCGATTCGGTCAAGACCTCACTTGAACAGGTCAGCACCGAAGTCAAGAATTCCACCGAGTCCCTTGAGGGCCGCATGGACGAACTCGAAAGCGAGATTGTTCGCGATAATCCTGGGCCAGAAGTGGAACTCAGTGCCGGTGAGAAGTTCGTGCGACAGGAAGACTATCAAGAAGTCGTGAACAAAAACGGCAAAATCGGCGGCTTGAGAATGACTTTTGAGAACTATTCTCTCAAAACCATCGGTTCGTCTGCAACATCCGCCGGTGATACTGCACGTTCAGAACGGGTTGATGGTATTTACCAAAATGCCACTCTCAACCTTCGCGTGCAGGATTTCATCCCTCAACGGCGCACTGAACGGGGATCGATTGATTATATTCAGGAAATTCGACCACTGCAGTTGGAGACAGAAGCGTTTGCCAATGCAGCAATTGGGCAGGCCGATCTTCAGGTGAAACAGTACTCGGGTTTCCGGGTTGGTTCGACTGTCACCATTGGCAATGTTAAGTACGAAATTGACAGTATTGCTCCTGGTGTGGGCGACAACGAACGAGCCGGTACTTTGACGTTTACTGGCAACCTCACGGTTGCAGTGAACGAGGACGACTTGATCACCGCTGATGATTTTGACTGGACACCCGAGGGTGAGTACAAGGCTGAACTTGGTGCTCAGTTTGAAGAAGTCACCGAACAGTGCAAAACACTTGCGGCATACGTGCAGATCACCCGTCAGATTTTCGAAGATTCTGCAATGTTGCAGAATTACATCGATAACCGGTTGCCGTTGGCGCTGGACATTCAGACGGAAAAAGACATCTTTTATGGCGATGGTGTCAAGCAAATCCATGGCTTGTTCAACCGCACCGAGATTCCACAATACTCCAAGGCCGTCAATGGAGTGGCAAGCGACACTGAGATTGACAGCATTCGTCGAGCTGCGACGATCGTGGAGTTGTCGCACTTCATGGCCGACGTTGTCTTTGTGAACCCCAAAGACTGGGAAAAGGTGGATTTGGCCAAGGGTACTGACGAGCACTATGTCAACGTGGTCCGTTATGATGCCAATGGCGTGCCGTACATGTGGAAGATGTACGTGATCTCTACACCGGCGGTCAAACAGGGCGAGTTCTTGCTCGGTAACCTGCGGATCGCTTGCGAATTCTGGACTCGCAAAGACATTGTGGTTTACTCCAGCGATTCTCACTCTGACAACTTTGTCAAAAACATCATGGCTATTCTTGCGGAAAAACGCGCGGCACTGGCTGTGTACCTTCCCAAGAGCTTGGTTCGAGGTTCATTCACCTGATTCATTCGCACCTCATTCGAGGTGCGAGCAGAGTATTTGTATCTCTTCCAAGTACTCTGCTCGCATTTTGACTTCCATACAGGAGTAAAAACCAATGGCTGATACAATCAAACACCCAGATTTGGTGACGTATATCGTCACCAAATCCAATCCAAAAAAGAAACTTCAAAAAGGCCAGTTGCTCGATCTTACCTACATGGACGCTCGTGCGTTGAAGAAGTGGATCAAGGTTGCGCCAGACAAACATCAACGCAATCATAAAATCACGCGTCCACCGACAAACGAATTGATTCGCGCGGCCCAGAAAATGGCTGAAAACAATTTACCCACCCGTAGAGAGGTTGACACCTTGGCTCTTCAGATGGGCGTCAAGACTGATACCGACCTTGAGGGGGTGTTGAGGCGCATCGCGGCCAAAAAGGTTGTGCTTGAACAGGAACTGGCCAAAGAAAAAGCGAAAACCGAACAACAAGCGCTTTTGGCTTCGAAAGAAAGCGCAGGCGACCCAAGTGGAGAAGTTCAAGAGCCTGAGCCTGAGCCTGAGCCTGAGCCCGAGCCAACTAAAAAGACAGACAAACCCCAAACCAAAACCACCACAAAAACCAAAAAGTGAGTGTGTTGAGAAGGTAACCAATGGCTGAAAAAACAAAACAATCTCCAAAGCCCAAAACTCCCGACGTCTCGAAGATCAAAGACCCCGAAACGTATATTGTTCTGCCTGCAGGCGCTGGTCGAAACATTGGTGGATATGTGAAGGCCAAAGAGGGGGACGAGTTGGTTCTGAGTCAAAAAACGACTCGTGCCATGGTCTTGGCCAGATACATTCAAGACAAAACCTCATACATGGCCCAAAAAAAGGAAGATGAGGAGAAAGCCAAGTCTCCTCCGAATACTTCTGAACAGGTGCCCACGAACACTCCATCAGTCAAACCACCTGTCACCAAACCGACCGCGCCTACCACACGCGAAGTGAAACCGCCTGAGACGTCATGATTACCGCAGTAAGAGAACGTCTGACCTTTGACTTGAAGTGGCTCAAGGAACGGCTGTTCATCCCTTCTGACATTGTTATTTGGGATGAATTTTTGCTGGAGTATTGGGCGTTGGCTTGCGAGCAAATAGACAACAGTATCAACAACCCGTTTTTGGATGATGATGGAAACGAAGTTGAACTTCCTATGTCCATTAAGTTTGCCGCATTGGAACTTGTTAGGCTGATGTACAGACGCGATTTGGCTCACAAAGAAGTCGACTTCTTTCGAACAAGCACATCCGATGTAAAGACTGGTCGTCTCTCCAGCGGTCAAACCATCAAATCCATCAAAACTGAAGATGAGAGCGTTACATACAATAACGTGCGTGATTCTTTGCTTCTTTCCAATGGCAAAACGGTTTTAAAACCCAGAGCAATTTTTAGCAAATATCTCAGGTCTCATTGTATGCCAGTGCGGAGTGAGTGATGACAACGGTTGACTATACAAAGGTCGAAACACATGAAACAACCGCCCAAATGGTGCTTGATAGCTGTAGTTGGGACACTCGCAATATTACCGCGAACACCCAGCCGGTTAACACAGTCAAACTCGCCAAATGGATCATTGATAGCGCGGCTACCGTCAACAATGCGCTCGCAGACAACGACATCCCGATCGAAAAAATCAAAGAGCACATCAACATCAAAACAGAAGTCCAGAACTTAATTGTCATGGGCGCCAGGATTACGGCCAGCACCGTAATGGGTGAAATTGAAGGTCGTGTTGAGATTTTGCAAGGACGTTGGGATGAGCAAATCAAAACCCAAGCCAGTTTGGTGAAAAAGAAATTTGCCAAACTACGCGCACCCTCTGATGAATTGAGACCAGGCGCCTCGCCGGATAAACCTCGCTATGACTTTTGATCTTTCGGTCTTCATTGACCCCAATGATCTCAAAGAAGCCAAACGTGCAACCAAAGCTTTCCAAGTGGTGCTTGGAGATCCTGAAAACACACACCGCGTTGTGTTGCCCGGTTTCTTTTTGGAACACATGAGGTTGCAGTTTGCCACTGATGGACGACATGGTGGAAAGCAGTGGGCAAACTACTCCAGCGAGCGCAAATACGCTGCATTTAAAATGGCGGTTGCTGGACACTTGAGGATTCTCGAATTTGGGTCAGGACCAAACGCCAGACTTAAACGATCTTTGACCGAATCTGGACACCCAGAACATGCCTTTCAGGCTCGGGGTGATTATGCAGTGATCGGTTCGCGAGTGCCTTATGCTCAAGATGTTACCGAGACACGCACCAATCGGTTTGGTGAGCGAAGTACTGGCCGGGATGTGCTCGCGATGACGTCAAGGCAAGAAGAGGATTTGTTACGCAAATTCGCTGATGAATATGACCGACGTATGGAGCGATTGTTTTGACACTCAATGCCTATGGATTGCCAAGCGCCACAGAGCGGTGCGTTGAAGCGCTCGTGAACCATTTCAATGACACCAAAAATACGTTGTTTCATGTCGTTAATGACGCTGATGGACAGCCTTACACGACATTGCCAAATACTGATCCACCACATGGGTTGTTGGCTGATATCTATTTGCCCGATTTGGATTTTGTAAAAAGAAATCTGATTCCGGGTGCAATTGCAAAAAATGAAACAGGACAGGTCGTGGCCTATGTTGGCCCAACCAATGGCTTTGATGATGAAGATTCATTTTATATGGGTACATCAGAGGGGCACAGTTTCGATGCTACATTGCCTTATGCCGCGAAGATTCTTTTTTCTCGTGCTGCCAACAAGCCGGTGATCGACCCCTTACAGCCAGCAAGACATCTTGAATTGCGCACAATTACGGGGATTCGAGCGCAGTACTATCTCGGCGCCCTTGTCGCCACTCTTTACAAGCACGTGCACCACATTGAAGGGGCACGTCGACATTCGCCAGTCAAGTCTTTTCCGCTCCAGAGCGCGGTCAATTATATCAATGATCAAGGCGACTTTCAGCAGGTTCTTGTGGCCGAGGCTTATTACGAATTTGACCTCACCCAGTACCAAAACATTCAAATCTGACAAGAGGATAAGTTTTCATGCCAATCCAAATCCCTTCTGACATTGGTTCCTTGGCCGGTGCTGTTGAGAGTGTCTATGGCGTTGACCCGGGAGCAACTCGGGCCGTTGCGTTGACTCAAAGACCGGGTGAAGAGCACAACGATGCCTTTCCTGAAAAGGTCAAATACCGAACCACACGCAACACTCCATCATCTGATCGCCAGCATATCGATTTGGGTCTGACCGTCAATGCAGTCGTCACTCAAATGGAAGACGTTGTTGGAGGTTATGGAGACCACCACCCTGTGTTTATCGCGATGGGGTTGCGCGTCACAGGAAATGGAGTTGCTGCGGGAACCGGTAACTTTATCACCTATGGACCTCAAAGTTCGAACTTTGGGTCTGCGACTTTCATCAATACAGATATTGCTGACAATGGCCAGTTGTCACAAACAAAATATCTTGGCACACGAGGGTTGGGTGATTTGGCATTTGACCCTGACCAGCCTATCATTGCCAATCTCAACAGCCGGTCCAAGCATAATTTTGCTGAACCATTTGCAGCTGGGTCTTTGCCCACTGATAGTGGGTTGGATGATGTAGATGCAAAGTGCTTTGTTTGTACATTTGATGGCAACGTTGTTGAAATCGTTCAGTTTTCAGTCAATTTGAACAACGAACAGGTGACGAGTACCGTTGACATCAGAACATGCAACAGCGGCGTGGACGAGATTGAGATCAAAAACGGTACACCCACTGTTGAGATCCGACTCAAGGCGTCAATCGAGCACATTGATGGTTTGGGCGTCAACGATTGGGTCAAACAAGCTCACGACACAGACCTGGATGTTGCGTTTCAAGCCCGAAGTGATCATGGCGGGCAGCGCTTTCAGTTTTCCGCGCCCAAAATGAGAATCGAAGGGTTCACCAAAGAACCAGGTGACGGAGATTACTTGGTTTGGGTGCTTTCTTGTCGTCTTCAAGATGTGTTGGGCGATGACTCCTTTGAAATTCGTCAAGAAGTCCTTTGATGCTTTTTGACATGGTTCTCAATTTACTCAATAAAAATCTCACCAAAGAGTGTCTGTTATGTTTGAATTCGATCAGAAAAAGTATGTCGTTTCGTTGACGAAAGAAGAAAAGGCCATGGAAGACAACGAACGCCGCACTGTCTTCTATGTACCAATGACTGGTAAACAATTCGCCATGTACCAACGTCAGGCAAACAAATTGGCTCGCAGGGTCTCAAGGCTTCAAGCCAATTTGTCTGGTCTTCTTGAAGAACGGGACGCGCTGGAGGTAGCGGCTGAAAATGCCTCGGAAGAAGGTGACGTTGATCGAGTGCGAGAACTCAACCGAGAATTGGATAGATGCGAGTCCAAGATCGAAGACAAGCATGAAGAAGTTGAACAGGCTCAAGCTAAATCAATGGACCTACAGACCAGCACAATTCTCCAGTTCATTAGAGGGTTTGCCAATTTCCCTACAAAAAAGAAATGGGACAAGCTCTCTACGGAAGAGCAGGGTCAGTTGTTGGATTACCTTTCCCCGGGTTTTCACAATATGGAGGCTCAGTCTCAGTTGTTTACTGAGATTATCGGAGGTTTGGAAGACGAAGAAAAAAAGCCTTCCGAGGACACCTCGAACGAATCTATCTCAAACGAGTCCGAAACAGTCTCATCCCTCGAAAATATCGAGGCCTAGACCATGAAGGTCTGGCCTCAGAGTTGGCACATGAACTGAGTTTTCAGCAAACCGGAAAGCGTCCACATAAATTCTGCGGGACGATTTACGTGCCATGCAAACGATGCGAGGCCAATTACGACAGAGTGCTCAAGCTTGAGAAAAGCGAAATTTTGAGGCGACTCGGTGTCGACTTGCCAGATGCTGATGATGAAGTGTCCGATGAGCAAGTATCCTGGCTCAACTATTACTACCATACGTGGCTGAGGGGTTCAGACCCTCAACGTGTCCAAGAGCAACCCAAATGGATGTGCGATCTGTTTGAGATTGGTCAAGAAATCGAAGCGACTGCCCATGCTGAGATTTTGGAGGAACAAGCCAAAAAGAACAAAAAGTGAGTTTGCTGCATGAGCCGCCGTCAACGGGGGTTGAGGTATACGGTAGAGGCTCGTGGGAAGAACCTTGAGGTTCTTGACCAGGCCCATAGTAAAATCGACGGGCTTAATGAACAGGCCAAGATTCAAGCTCGTCGTTCTCGTGCGTTGGCCAAAGCAAACGAAAAGCTCCAATCCAGTTACAAAGGATTGCCCGAGGTCTTGGGTAAAATCCAAAACGGACTCGGGGCTCAAAATGTAGTCATGGGACGCGTTGCTGAACAGCAAGAACGCGTTGTCCAAAGCCAGAAGAAGTTTAAGCAGGGTCAAGAGAAACTCAACAATAGGTTGGGTGCTTCTGAGCGTGCATTGGGGCGAACCCAGACGTCACTGGGTGGGATAGCCCAGGGACTCATTGCAGGCGCACGCGCTGCTGGTCCGTATGGTCTCGCGGTTGCTGCTGCGGCTGAAGCCAGTCGGATCTTCTTCAGGGTTATTGACCTTGGCGTTGTGTCGATTCAGGCGCAAGCCAAGGCATTGGTAAATTCCATCAAGATTTCTGCTGAATTTCAGCAAGAAATTGCTCGTGTTGATGCACTTGCTGGTGGTTTGCCGGGGACTTTTGAAAAACTCAGTCGAGCAGCTCTCGACAGTGGCGAGGCGACTCTTTTTACCGGTAGGCAATCTGCCGAAGGTCTAAGAGAGATTGTTCAAGCTGGTTTTGATGCCAACAAGGCTATCGCGGCCTTGCCGGGTACGTTGCAATTGGCTGGGGCGGGGATGATCTCCCTGTCCAAAGCTGCTGACATCTCAACCAACATCTTGTCAGGCTATAACCTGCAAGTCGACCAATTGGGTCGAGTCAATGACGTGTTGGTCCAGGCTACGACAAAGTCGAACACGAATATCCAGCAACTGGGTACAGGATTCTCCTATGTCGCTGGTGTTGCAGCGTCGACCAATCAGCAGTTCGAAAACACAGCATCGTTACTCGGCGTCCTGGCGAACTCGGGCATTAAAGGCTCAAAAGCCGGTCGAGCCGTTGCAAACGCGTTGCAACGCGTCATCAAGCCCACAGCCGAAGGGCAGGCGCTTTTTGAGAAGTACAATGTATCTTTGCGCGACTATGCCGGGCGTTCGCGTCAATTGATTGACATTCTGCGCGATCTTGAAAAGGCAGGTGCATCCAGCGCGGATGTATTGTCAATTTTTGGGTCTGTAGCCGGTCGTTCAATTGTAACGGTGCTCAACCAAGGAACCAAAGCTGTCGATAAGATGGCTGTCTCGCTCAATTCGGCCAAGGGACGAGCTGCTGAATTCCAGCGACAGGTGCAAGATACTCTTGCTGCACAGGTGAAAATCCTTGAGTCCTCGTTTGAGCGACTCAATACAGAGGTAGGGGATAGATTTCAGGACACGTTCAAAGGCGCCACCAAGGTGCTCATTACGAACGTTCAGGCGCTGTCGCGAAACACTGAGTTGCTCGATCGTTTTACTCAGGTTGGACGGGACGTTGTGATTGTGGCCGCCAATATATTGGATGCTGCAAGTTTGGTTGCGAAGCCCTTCTTTGAGTTGGGCGGCGCCGCTCTTGCGCTTGCAACAATCCTTGATACTGGCAATGACAATTTACTCGAATACGTAAAAACGTTTTTGT